TAACATATAGATAGGTTCAAAAGCAAACCAATCAACTTTTTGTCCAGAAAAAAGGTTTTGTAATATTTTTCTTACTTTGGCAGTGTTTTCAATTAAACCAAATTGAACAACTAGATTTGTTCCACACTTGTCTTTTAAAAAGTTTACACCGTCTGATCTATAGTCATCAAACTCTTCTACTATTTCTCCATTAGGGTCAAGCACCGTAGTTTGATACCCAAATATTATGTAAAGCACTAAAGTTGTCCTAGTCTTATCAACGTTGCGGCTAAGTTAATTTCTGGATCTACAACCAATGTATGATCAACTAAGCCTTGTTTAATAATTAGCACTGCTTTGTCTTGTTGTTCGTCTGTTCCGAACAATTCAATGTTGTCATAAAGCCAACGGTAAATCTCTTCCATTTCTTCTGCTCGTACAGTGCCACACAATAACTTTCTAGCATCGTGAATCTTGCCTGCTTTAAACAGTTCTACCATATCCAGTTTCCAGTCACTTTCACCTGTGTCACCTTCTTGTGGGCTAACAAGTTTACCGTCAACTGAATTCATCTGTACCATATTGATACATTTTCTCAAGTCTGGATACGTTGCTTTAACATATGTATCGAGTGTCTCCAAATCAGGAGTGATACCTTCATTGATGAGAATCTGAGCGACCCTAGCAGTAAATTCAGTTTGATCGATTTTGGCAATATGGAAACCTTGGCACCTGCTATGAATAGCCGGAATAATCCTGTTAGGATAATTACAAGTAAGAATAAAACGTGCTGTGCTATGATACTCTTCCATAACACCACGTAACGCTGCTTGAGCGTTTGGAGATAAGTAATCTGCCTCATCTAATAATACTACCTTAAAAGCACCAAACGGGATCATCTGGACAAAATTAACAATTTTGTCACGCACATCATCTACACTATTTGTGCGACTTGCGTTTATTTCTAATATGTCTAAGTCATTAACATCAAGCTCATTAAAAAGCAACCTAGCAAGAGTAGTTTTGCCAATTCCAGCGTTACCACTGAAGAGCAAATGTGGAATAGTTTTATCTTTAATCCACGTAGTAATCTGTTTTCTTTGTGCGTCATCTCTAAATACATAACCGTCCACTGTTTTTGGACGATATTTTTCTACCCATAGTTCTTTCATTCTACAAGTGTGCTCCACTTTTTAAGTTTTTCTAATTTTACGTCTGCTCGATCTTGTAATTCGATCCAGTCTGTGATATTGTGTTCAACCATTAGTTCCATCATACAAAATACATCACCTAGTTCTTCTACTAGTTTAACACGTTGTTCTTCTTCGATCAAGTCTAAAGTTTCATACTTGCGCATTATTTTACTACAGCGTTGTGTAAGTTCACCGCACTCTTCCATTGTGATACACATCAACTGTTGTAGTGTATTAATAGGGCTATTCATATTCTCCTCTCAAGTTTAAAACTAACGTTCGTCTTTCGCTTTTGCCATCACTTTTATAACTGTGCCATGTTTGATTACTACGTGAAAAAATCATACAACGATTTTGTTTCCATTCGCAAGTTGCCACAGGATCGCCATCTTCTGCGTCATACAAAATAGTACCAATGTTTTCTTCTGGCTGTAAATAGATTACACAACTTAATAGTTTATCTTCAGAATCAGGATGAACAGGAAATACAAAAGTTTTGCCTGTGACAACAACATTCAATTCCATATATTTTACACTATCAACCTTATCCGGAGCGTGTTGTTCTAAGATATCAATACATTTTTTAAAATATCTTTTTTCAAATCGTTTTAAGAAATCGTATGGAAAACTAGAATTTAGTTGTCCGTCTCTCCAAATCTGATTTTTGCTCAACTCCATCCCACCGTCTACGGGCGTAATCATATCAACAGTTGATAAGAAATCAAAGTCTTCTTGTTCTAAAAAATCATCAATGACTTCATGTTTCCAAGGTTTGTCTATAATCATATAATTCCTAATTCCTTATATGCTATTTGTACACCTTTGGCTTGAAAGTAGCTATCGGCTAAAGCATTATGTAAATCACTTTGCATTGCTTTACGAGGGTCTATTTTACAACACGCAAACAATGTACGTGAATCTCGGACTTGCCAAAACTGCCACGGAATAGGTTTTCCTAGGTGCCGTAGCATATCTTCAATAATAGTGATATCAAAGCCATAGCCGTGTCCCCAAAGAACATCTACACCTACCATCCATTTAGGTAAATGGTCTAAAAATACTGTTGGATGTGTTCTATCATCTTCACTGAATGCTTCTTGTTGAACTTTAGGATCTTGTTGTCCCCACCAAGCAATAGTGCTATCATTTATTTTGCGACTATTTTGTGCCTCCAAATCAAGTTTAAAGTAAAACTCACTATGCGGTTCCGCATCTGAATTAGGATCAAACTTTACACCTCCTACAGTTAAAACAGTTGCTTGTGGAGTTACATCAAGTGTTTCCAAGTCAATCATAGCATGTACAGCCATTAAAATAATTCCTCTATATGTTTAATGTGTTTACACTTTTTAAAAGCAGGACAGTCACAACTAAAGCCCGTGTCTTTCATTTCTATTTGATATTCATTGCCCTTACTACCAAGAGCAGACCATACAGTGCCTACTGCCCAGTGCTTTTTGGTATTGATAGTATCGCTTGGATATACTTTAGGTCCATACTTAGCCATCGGTGCGCCTCTTTGTTATATCTTAATATAACATTAATTGTATTAGTTGTCAACTGATTTCGCACGAAATTTTTCGTAAAGTTTCCAACCTTCCCAGGTAAAAACAAGCATTATACCTGTAATAAATCCGCCGCCGAACAAAGTAGCAAAAGCTAAATTGCCTAGGAGGTTAGAAAAAAACAGTACAACAGGAATGTCGTACCATTCAAAGTTTTTAAATGAATTGTCCAAGTTCTGGAGCCTTCCAGCCTTCTGGCTTCAGTACCTTGCCGTCTTCACGTTTGCGCACTTTGCCTGTGTCTGGATCAATCTTAGCAAAGTTTGTGTTCATTACTTCACGCCAAGCACCTTCTCCGTCCCAGCCTGCGGCACGAATAGCACCCATAGTAACAACTAGAATGTCTACTAGTGCGTCTAACTGTTCTACTTTGTCGTTATCTAGGATAGCTTCTTCTAGTTCATCCGTTTCTTCACGGATCAAATCAAGATACATTTTATAGTTTGCTTCTGATGGCTCTTGATCACACGCTGAGCCAAAGCGTTCAATATCTGTAAATGGATTAGTCATTTAAACCTCTGCTGCCATATGAACGTCTTCAGGTTTTGTATCACTCCACATCAACACATTTTCTTCGTCGATCATTCTTAATTCTACTTCACCTTCGCCTTCGTCGATTTTTACGCTACGTGTCCAGCGTCCATGTTCGATAAGTACCCAGTCATTGATAGCATACGGTTCTTCATTATCTGGGCCTTTAGCATGTACTTGACCCCAACGTGGATAAATGCCACGTGATGTGCCGTTATCGTCAGAAATAATTAAACCAGACTTGGTTTTTTGTTCTCCAAAATACATGTTTTTTACAATCACTCTACTGCCAACAGGAGTTAGAGTTCCGTTAATAGTATTCAAGTTAATAGCCATTATTCACCTTTTCTAATAAAGTTACCGTCTTCGTCTTCGATCCACGCATCATCTTCTTTTACAGTTTTTTGTTCTGTTTTAGGCTTTGGTGCGGGTTTCTTTGGCGCTTCTTTAACCTCAGGCGCCGGTTCATCCTGCGGTTGCGCTACAGGTACAGCATCTTCGTGTTTCATACCTCGTGATGCTTGATAGTAGTCTTTAAGCACGTCTTCCCTTTTTCTAATGATTTCGCCTTGAGGACTTAATTCGTCTCCTCGAGCATTTACTCTAGCGTTACCAACAGCAGGTGTTAGTTCGTTGCGACTAATCAATAGATCAAGGTCAACTTGCTTTCCTCTAGCGGTGCGATATATTTTTCGACCTTGATTTTGTGCCATGTTTATCTCCTATTTTAATTACTTATCACTGGTTTTACGTTACATCTCCAGTAACGACTTTTTCTATCCCAATGATATGCTTTATGGTACCACCAATAATCGTCAGGAGTTTCTTTATCGTGATGATCAATTAGTAATTCATCACTATTTATACCTAACATATCCTGTGATACACTTCTATTTACTTTCTTTACATATGGATAATCTTTGTTTTTATCTCTTGTCATGCTTAAATTTAAATCTACAATGTCTTCGGCATTATCTAAACTATAGCAATCTTGTAAAAATTTTATTAATTCACTTTGTAAAATATCTTTGTTGTCATGTAGTACTAAACTACTTGCTCCTTTATATTCCCAGTAAATATCATTTTCACCTCTTACTTTTCTACCCCAAAACTTTTGATTATGATATGTATCGATATGGTGCTGCTGTGTGATATTATACTCATTATACAATAAAGTGTCAGGATTGTCAACGATCCATTGTAACATATCTTCAAAAAAGTCTGTTTCTTTGATACCTCTAGTTGTCATGTATTTGGCAAGATAGTGCCCCCAACCGTAGTAATACATTAAAATGCTTATCCAACTAAACATAAATCCTTGTAATACTTCATTCCATTTAGCAGTCTTTGTGCTATATACAGCACCTGTGTATTCAACAATATAGTTTTCAAGATCGTCAGTACTCAAATAATAAGTATCTAGTGGAACAGTTTTTGTATCTATTCCGTATTTCTTTTGATAATTAGGGTTACCCATTGTAGCATTGTCAGTGATAACTAGTGGATGTATCATTAAAAAACTATCTTGGCCTAAATCAATTAATGTTTGTATACCATTACGTAAACTATTATAGGTTTCTTCTGGCATTGGCCATATCAGTTCACTATATGTAGGAATATCAGCATCATTGTATTTTACAAGATATTCTTGTACTTTTGTTTCATCAATGTTAAAACGCTCACTTGCTGATAACGTTGGATCATTAAAACTTTGCATAGCAAAAGTAACGCCTTTAAAAATGTTTACCGGCGATCTTTTATTCATCATAGCTATTTCAAAATTACGTTCTACATTGTTCTTTGCCCATGTAGCATCAAACCATTTTGGATAACCATATTTTTGTTTGGTTTGTAACACATAATCAGTAAGTTCAACATCTCTTTGTAGTAACCCCCAGTTACTATCACACACGCTAACATACTCTATTTTGTTTTTGCCCATCCATTCTATTTCAGACTTTACACGTTCAATATCAAAGAGTGTAAGTTTATTCCAATAACTGTCACCTATATCACAAAAAGCACAATGATATGGGCAACCACGCAAACTTTCCCACGTAACTTGCCATAGTGTATCCTTTGGATACTTTGCCATAATAGGTTCATAAAAACCTTCTAGTATAGGACTTGGAATATCACTTATGTCCATTCTACGTTGTGCGGGTTTGGGCATCTTTGTAGGTGTTTGTACATTAGGTATGCTATTCCAATCTTCACCTGCTAATATACTTTTGAATGCTTCCTCGCCTTCGCCATGTACCACAGCGTCAAACATACTATACTTTGTAAAAAATTTTGGATCATGTTTGCTAATTTGTGGGCCGCCAGTAATAATAGTACAATCTGGATAGGCTTGTTTTATTAATGTTGCGAGTTGTTTATTATATTCCCAATTCCATATGTAACTGCTCATAGCAACTAAAAAAGGATTATCCATACCTTGAACATATGTACTAGGATCTATTTTTTCTATTAGTGTATCTTTTAAAGTGTAATCAAAGGTGTCAGCATAACACCATTGATAGGCAATGCTAAGAGGCAGAAATTTATTAGGCCCATAAGCATCGCTTACCTGTATAAGATACACGTTTTTCATCTTAGGAATTCACGCCAGTCTAAATCATACTTGACACTGTCAATTCTGTGTACACCAATTAAGTACAACACGTAACTTGCTACACTTGATCCACGTCCTACACCCCACACAATGTCGTTCTCACGCATAAAATCTACAAGATAAATCATATAACGCAACAAATCAAACATTTCTCTACGTTGGAACTCTGCTAGTTCTTCATTTACTCTGTGGAAACGTTTGTCATCGCCTTCGCATAAACTGTACAAATGTGCAACAACATCTAGTTCTTTGTATTCATCAGGCATAAACCATTCACTTTGACATACACCGTCAAAAGTCTTTTGATCTACATCTAATGGGATATATTTTTGTAGTTTGTCAAAGCCTTGTTCTTCCATAGCGGCATTGAATTTGTCTACATCGTCGTTTGTATCGCACAATACCACATGAACTTTATCCGCATGACCACTATAGATCATATCGATTAAATTACGGTTAGAAAATCGCGGGATACCGAGTTTATCTGTTTTCATAAGCATACGTGTATTTTACGATATATTTATTAAATCGTCAAGAGGACTTTCAGGGTCTTGCTTTACTGTTTTTATATTTGAGCGTCTTCTGTCGTCTAATTCTAGTTTCATACTATCAATTAATAGAATCATTTGTTGTCTTACATAATCAGAATCAGTCATAAAATAAGTATTATTTAATTTTACTAATTTTTTTTCTAACTCTTGATCAGAAAGATCGGTAAAATCTCTTATTGGATGCATTAAGCAAACGTGCCTATATATTTGAAATAAAGTGTGCTACCAAAATCAAATGTAAAAATATCTATTACAACAGTTGACCCGTCACATGGATGAGTAAAGTTGTTACTACTAAAGAAATTAGCAGCACCATCACTTGCAGTTGGACCTGTAGGAATCAAATCGCCATAAACTTTATAACTAGTAGCATTTAACGTACAAGTAGTATCAACAGGAACTGATTTTGTAATGGTTAAAAACAAACGCATTTCAGCATATCTACCGTTACTAGGCCAACCTTGAAAACTAACAGTAGGAGTTCCTGCTGGATTTGTAAGTGTTACACTATGTACCATACCCACGCCAAAATCTGCTGTGTACGTATTTGTTGTATCAGCAAATTGTGATGTTAACTTAGTTGTCGCATCAAACTCAGCATCAATAATTTTATTGCCAACATGATTATTATCAGCATCTGTTCTAGCACGATTAGTTTGTAACGTGCTAATTTCTTGTCCTGCTGTAGTTAAGTTTGTTTTAATAACTGTAAAATTATCACGGAAGCCTTGACTATCATTGTCTATTCCAGCGATTGGATAATTTTCGTCTATATTTGTTACATCTATTGCGCTTGCCATTGTTAATTCCTTCTAACTATTTATCGGTTTCAATTGTTAAATTGATAGTTTCCGAACATTATATAATGTTCTAGAGAATCATCAGTCACTGAATTTACAATATACCGATCTATATCATAATCAATTTGTTTAATATCAAAACCTGTGGTTGTAATATAATTTAAAACATTTCTTCTAATTTGTTCTCCATTGCCAGGTTTAACATATGCCAACGGAATAGCAAAAGTATAACCTAGTTCTTGTAAATCATTGCCTTGTGCTGTCTGCATCCATAAAGGTAAAAATGCTTTACTAGTAGTACCCATAGAGTTAATGTTTTTTCTCATTTTTTCTATATTCGAGATATAGTTTTTTCTATCTTCTTCTTCGCTGACCTGTACGGCATCACTATCAACTTTTATTGTTGTCCAATCAGGACGGAGTCTCCAAGTTTCTTCTAGGCCGTCTGTAGTTACAACACTTGAAATGGCAATGCTTACTGGTCCTGCTCTAGTTGATATACTTATTGTGTTTACAGCTGAAATATTTACAATACCGCCGCCTCTTTTAACTACTCTTAGAGATTGATTGCTAAGGTCTAATTTAAATGTAGTCCCATCTTTTTTAAGAATACTTAAATCAACACCACCAGCGCCTCCACCAAATGTGTCATCAATTGGTTCCACTTCAATACTGTCTACTGTAATACGTTTGCTTCTATTTTTTTGGAAAAAGAAATCAGCAGTTTTACCACTCTTAGGCAAAGCCGGATCTATTAAATCAATATATACAACTTCGTATACAGAATTATTTGTTCCAGGTTGTTTTGCGACTGCTGTTTTTATGTCACCAAAGTAATATTGTTTTCTTTTTACGCCTTTTACACTAGCAGCACCAAATGCTGATACAGAATTTGTTTCTATTCCAGCAAAAATTAAACTTCTAAGTTCTTTTTGTACACCAAATTCTGGATCACTTGGTCTATATAAAACTTCTGGATCAAAAACATTAGGATCATTAATAAAAGTTGTAAATATTTCTCTTTGTGTTTTTGGTAATAAAGGTTGTACATATAGATTACTATATAGTCTAGTATCATCAGTTGATATAGTAATAGTAAATTCTTGTAAAATACTAGTGTACGCAAATCTGTCTTTTGCCAACACAGTAAATTTAAAAGTTCTATCATTAGTTGTTGTTAAGCCATCGAACGTTGTGTTATCAGAATCATATTTTGTAAGTCCTGGATTCTCAACTGTACCTATACTAGGAAATTTGCCAACTATTTCCCCATTACGACTTAATAACATTCCAAATGGCAATCTACCACTTGCTAAAGAATAAGATAAATTTGCCCCGGCGTATGTACTTTTAGCTTCAACAGCAAACGTGCTTTGTAAGTTAGGTTGTATAGTTCCTAAGTTACTATTAGATGTCCAACTTAATACGCTATCTATTTCACCAATTAACTTTAAATCAAATGTTTTGATTTTTTCAACAATATTACTTTCATCTTGAGTAAAACTTTTACTAAAACTATCTGCTTTTGAAGCACCAAGGCTGATTGTATTTCCAACATTCAAAACTCTTTGTAATGGAACATCTAGTCCAATACGAGTATAGTTTGCTAACTTTGTAGCTGTAATTTCAACACTATCGTCTGTGTGGAATAAATTTTTGATATAAGAGGTATTGGTTGTATTGCTATTTTCTGGCACATACATTAACAGTTTGTATATTCCGTTTATTCCTGTAGTAGCAGTAATATAGGCAGGTAAATCTCCTACTGCTAAAAAGTCATTAAGTGTGTCTAACATTGATTCAGCACTACTATCTGGACGAGCAATATCTGTTTTAAGTTCTAAATTATTATCAATTGTTGTTTCTACAGTGTATTTTACATATGCTGCTGCGTTTTTAATTATGTATTTCTCTGTATTACTATAATTTAATTCACGTTCGTTATAAAATAATACATCGGTAGTATTTAAAGTATCAACATAAAAATAATCTGTTGACTGTGCTGATTCTGCTACTGTAAGTGGATTGTATTTGTATAAAGGTTGTAAATTTGGACTTATTTGTAGTAAATCAAAATCTACATTGGTATCATTTACACTCGTAATTGTATAGTTTCTGCCATTTAATTCTATTTGCTGATTTACTAACGCTGCTAAATCGTCTATTCCATCAGTCAAATCCGTAGAAAGTTTTGCTATTTTTATACTAGAAGTGCCTGATAATGTATCTTCAATAAATGTTCCAAATACAGTAACTAATCCTGTGTCTTCGTTAAAGCGTAAAGCATTGACACTAAATTTATAATCTCTACTTACAGCAGGTTGATACGGAATAATACCAGCAACTTCACCAGTGTTTGGATCTAGTCCTAACCCAGGAGGTAGTTCACTTACACTCTCTGGTGTAATTATTGTAAATTCATCTACTGTGATAGGATTAGGTGTACCATCCTGTAAAGTGCTATTTGGTCCTCTATTGGCTACAGGAAAAAATGGAAGTACTCCTGTTAAGTCATAATAACCTGTGGTTATTTCATTTGTAGCAGTAAGTTTATAAACACCAGGATTTCTTTGCTGTAAATCATAACGAATAGCACCTGATACGGTAGGCTGGTCAATAATATTCAAATATATTGTTTGGTAGTTATTTGCTCTACGCTGCCCAAGATCACTTGGAGTAACCCAAATAGGCACTCTTTCAAATGTCATGTCACTTACAAACACATTAGTCCCTACTTGCATGATAGTATTGTCAGCACGAGTAAATTCATCTGTAATAACATATATTGTAAACTGTCTGCTACTAAATGCTGTGCCATCTGTAACAGTAACAACAAAATCATATTTCCTATTAAGTTTACGTGGAGGACGCACCAAATCTAAATTAGTTAATTCTATATCACCATAGTAATAACTTTCAATAGTATCATCAGACCTAGCACCCCAATCAAATGTTATGCCATATCTGCCCGCATCGTATCCCAGTTTGATTTCATTAATGTCTAAGGCACGTATAGGATCTATAATACCAGTAATTCTGCCACTTTTAGACATTGTTAAGCCAGGAGGTAATGTACCAGATGCTGTGCTATCTGTTCCTAAAAAGTATTCTAACACTTCTCCAACCTGTGTGTCATCATCTAACACTTCTAATTGAAAATCAACTGGGGAACTATCTAATATAAAATAAGTTTTATTATTACCTACTGGTAACAATCCTGGTTCTGTAATCCATTGCGGCTCATCATAACCATCTATTGTAATTTTTAAAGTTCTATCAGCTATACCATCAGCTGAGGTAGCTCTAACTACAAAGGCAAAAGTTGTTATTTCAGCAAGAAAGTTTGGTGTGCCTTTAACAGCATTATCTTCTATACGCATACCAGTTGGTAACTTACCACTTATTAATGCTGTAGTAACACCTTCTGTACTTTGTAAAGGAAGAGGTATATTTTGCGTAGCTCTTTCGGCAAACGTGCCAAAGTTATGGCCGTTATTTACTGTCCATTGTGGTAGTGCCATTTATATGCTCCCAAGATCGATCTCTCCTTGCGATGGGGAAGTAAAGGTACCAAGATCAACATCTTGATTTCCTATAATAAACTGTAAAGCCCCCTCGTATGCTCCTCCAATATCTCCTAAATCCCATGTAAGAAATCTACCCAAGTTGTTTTCATAGTTAACACTTTCAGTACCACTGGTTTTAATATTAGTAGGAATAAGTGTACCTATAGTTCCTGTAGTAGATACAGAAAGTGTTCCAGTCAAGCTACTGGTGCTTGATAAATTATTCACACCAGTTATGTTTTGACTATTAGCATCTAAGGATGCTGCTAGAACTGGACTCAAATCGTTTTCTAAACTAGCATCAATTATAATTTGTGGATTAGGACTAGCGTTATTATCAGAACTAGTTGTTACACCTTCGCCGCCATATATAGCAAAACTTTGGCCATTTCCTAGTAATATAGAACCGTTGTCAGCAACAACACTGTAACTTTGATCTGGTACAGTACCATCTACAACTAGCGTGTTATCTAACTCTGTTATATTAATATTAGAGCCACCCACGATACGTCTAAAGCTCATAGTGTTACTTACTTGTTCTTTGAACACTTGTCCGCCGCTTGATCCTACGTTTTGTGCTGTCTGTACCGCAACTAAATCTAATTCACTAAAATTAGCATTTACCTTAACAAAGGCTTCACGTAAATCATCCCCTGTTCCGTCATTTGCTGCTGATCCTATGTTTATTGTTTGTATTGCCATTATTGCCCCTTAAAATGCTACTGTTACCCAAGCATCGTTTAGAAAACACATCAGTGCTTCGTCACCATTCCCAGTTGGATCCCATGAGCTACCATCTGCTACAGCTAACATGCCTCTGTATGTATCTGTTAATCCCGGTGTACCTCCGTAAGGTACAAAAACTTGCATCCAGCCGCCTTGATTATATCCACTGCCTCCACTGTTAACGAAGAATCTGTTTGGATCATAAATCTCAAAGTAGCGTCCGACGTCAGTATTATACATAAATGAGCCAACGTTAGGACTAGATGGACGAGTGGCAGTTGTTCCTGATGGTAATTCTACATAATCAGCATTAGGACCTATTCTAACACCTGATTGTGCGTCTAAAGTTAGTACACTATTTGCGCCTGTAGTTGACAAACTTAATGCTGTATTTGTGCTACTAATTGTGTTTAGTGTAAGATCAGTAATAAACGCACTATTAAAGAAGTTACTAGCATTTCCTAAACCTACTGTGCCACTAGGGCGGAGTTCTCTGTTAATTTGTACGAAAGTTGGCGAATCTAAAACAACTCCAGCACCGCCGTTGCTACCAAGTGTAATTGTGTTGCCACTTGCTGAATCTATAGTTACAGCATTACTATGGTTAAAATTTATGCCTCCACTGCTCATTACTAAGTTAGTACCAGTAAGTGCGCCAGTAGAAGTTACTGCTCCTGTGTTTATTGATCTTGTAGTAGTATCATTTCTTTCTACAACACTATCCAAGTTATCTGCTTCAGCAGTTAGGAATCCTTCGGAATTATTAGCACCATCATAAGGTGTATATCCAAGGGCATTGATAACACCTGCGGCATTATTAATATATCCATCTGGGTTAGTATTATTGTAAGGTGTGAATCCTAGTGCGCCAGTTACTGCTGCTTCTGTAACTGTGCTTATATATCCTGCAGGGTTAGCGTCATCGTATGGAGCAAATCCTAATGCTTGAACTACTCCTTGACTATCATTTATATACCCGTCTGGATTTGAATCATCATATGGAGTGAATCCTAACGCACCTGTTATCTGTGCTGAACTAATATTGTCTAGCACTGTTTGTATAGTAATAGGCGCAAGTGATTGCTCATCTGCTGACACTATTACTAATTTGTTTGCGTTATTAGCAAATTGGAATGTATCAGATAATGTTTGAAACGCTCCACCTGAACTTAGCAATCCATCTACGTCTGTAAGATCATTTATATCATCAGGAATCAAACTATTATTATCAGTCAAGTCTTGTATATCAGTTGGAATGCTTGGCAAATTTGTTAAATCGTTATAGTCGCCACTAAATCCGCCGCCTAATAATTCGTCAACGTCCCCTAACTGATTAACATCTGTTGGAATAGTAGGAGCATTTTGAATGTCAGCAAAATCAATTGACTCTAATAGGTTTGCGCCGCCTATTGTATAAGTTAGTGCTTCTATGTTTCCTGATATAGTGGCATTTGTTGCTGTTAACAAAGCCCCGTTTATAGTTCCGCCTGCTGTAATTCCACCTGTGGTTGATAATGTTGACAGTCCAGTTAGATTGTTACCAGTTAGATCAAGATCGTCACCTACTGGCAGTTCTCTTAACTGGTTATTTGTTTCATCTAATATGAGTGGAAATCTACTTGCCATGTTATACGTCCTGTTCTTTTATATATTTAGCATTATGTTAATGCTGCTATTCTTGCTTGAAAGTCAGCAAAATCTGTGCTTGCTGCTACTTCAGTTTGTAAAGTAACTAAACTAATGTAACCTGGTATCACACCAGTAATATTGGCTCCAGGTATAACACCATTGACTCCGTCTACCAACAAAGTGCTTGTTGCCGATGTTACACTACCATTAATGTCAATTTCATATTCTTGGTTTTGTATAATACCAGACTGGCTCACATTATCAATATCATTATATAGTTCAGTAAAGTTTTCATTTACCTTATCAAACGCTATACGTATTGGATCTCCGTCTCCACTGTTTTCTTGTGTGCCAGTGTTTATAGTTTTCTGTGCCATTATACTCTCCCTACTACAACTTCAATTGTGCCGTAGCCATCATCAGTTTTACTTTCAAGAGCTTTACCAATAATAGTACCAATTTTAGGATCATTGTCTACTATAGCTACTCCCGGTCGAGCACTGGTTACTAGCAAGTCTCCTTTTTCTACCCGACCAAGCACTTTCGTAGGAACTCTACCTTGTAGTGCTACACCAACAACATGTTCACCTTTTAATGCGCTATTCATGATGTGTGCTGGATTTGTGGTTACAACACCAGCTACTCTTCTATCACCTTTAACATCAGTAGTAGTAACTTCTTCATTACCGCCAAATACTAATACTGTTCCAGGTTCGTATACAGCATCGCCTTTATAGTTTTCAGCTAAGTCAGCGTACAATGCTTCAGTTGCTACACCGTTGAATGTAGTAGCGTACACTGTGTTGAAGCGTCTTGTGCTACTTCCTATACTAGTAGCGTTGTCGCCTGTAGTATTACCACTTGTATTTGTAGCACCTAGGAAGTTTCCGTCAATAGTCAATGCTCCTCCAGTAACCATAGCATTAGTGCTTGGATTGTAAGTTATACCAGCATCAGTACGCAAAGATTCATACGCACCTGTGGCGTTGTTACTATTAACAAACGTTAAATATTGTGTTGTGTTACCAGAATTTCTTACAGTCAATACTTGATCGGCAGTGCCAGCATTGCCACTTACATCACCAGTAACGTTACCGGTAAATGTAGCATCAGTTCCATCACTTCCAGCTTCTAATACTTTACTAGTTCCATTTGAGGAGTAAACGTCACCGTTTAGATCAGCAGTTATAATGTTTGGCAATCCAATTGTAATTGTGTTACTACTATTTGAAACATCAATTTCACTTCCTGTACCTTGAATAGTAAGTGTATCGCCTAGTGATAATGATGTTGCTGAACCGCCATCTGAAATATTAATATTGCTGTTGGCAAGTTTACCGTTGGCAATACTACCCGCAAGATCATCATTACTAATACCACTGTCTTTAATGCCTACAAATCCGTCTCCATCTACTTCAAAGTTAGCACTATCAAAACTGGCTATACCTTCAACAGCAGTAGCAGCATCTGCGGCAGCAGAAGCAAAAGCCAACGCTAATTTACTTTGAGCAATGTTAGCACCAGCAGCAATGTCAGCGTTTACAATAGCACCTGCTGTAATTTGACCTTCTAGAACATTACTGCTTTCGTTGTATGTTACAACAAAATCACTGTTGCCCACATTTGTATCATATGCTGCGTTGGTCCATTTTGACAATGTAGCATCATATACCAAGAATTGGTTATCTGCTAAAGCCTGTTCATCATCGATATTAGTGTCTTCAAGTTCCTCAAGTGTATCATATGCTTCGTCTCCTGCGTCTACATATGCTTTTGTTGCTGCGTCACTTCCGCTAGTTGGTGTAGCAAGGTCATTAATTTGCTGTCCGCCCATGCGTAGGTCGCCTGCCATTGGAACTGTGCCGCTTAATGCTAAGAAACCACCAGTACCTTGAGGTATGATTTGAGCACCTGCTAGTGCTGTACCATTTCGATCCATACCCAAACGTCTGTCGATATAACCTTCAACTGCTGTTTCAACTGGTACAGAATCTGCTGTAGCATTTGTAAATGTATCATCAGCACTAAATTCGTTGACACGCACACCTCGTTTGAAGCCAATACCATCAATGTTTGTTAGAACAAGTGCTGCGTTAAATGTAATTCTACCAGTACCTTGGTCAACTGTAAAGAATCTACCAACACGGAAGAAACCATCTTGGTCGGTTGACGCAAAGAACACCCTTCCTCTAGTACGTTCTTGTACTTGTGCCTTGCTGGCAAAGCCTTCACTATCGATACTTTGTTCATCAGTTACTGGTTGTTGTACAGGACCGCCAAAAACTCTATCAGGATAGTTACTGGTGTTGTATCCGCCTGTACCAATATCCAAGAAGTCATGTGATGTAGCACGACATGTACTAATATTTACAGTAACATTACCCGATTCGGCTTCTTGTAAACCTACTTGTAAAGTAATGTTATCACCAGTTGGGCCACTTACCTGACCAGCAATACCGCTTCCTACATAACTATCGTGAATACTATATTTGTCTGTAAAACTTATGATACCAAATTGTGTGCCCGAACCACTATCTGTTACAACTTGATAATTTGTAATGACATGTACTTTACCTTTCCAAGAAAAAATCATATCAATATCACTACTGTTAAGCCTTGCTGTATCATTAGCACTTAATACAGTTGATACAGCAATGTGTTGATCACCTTGTGTATCACCTAATGTAGTGCCGCCACTTAAACTATAAGTACCAGGTGCTTGTCCAGCAAAATCGTTTGATACTACTAGATCTACATAATCAAAATTATCATCAATTGTAATACGGGTCTGAGATCCTACTGCTGGATAGCCTGGAGTAATTAGGTTTTCAAATGCTAATGTTCTATAGGTAACAATTTCTTGTTCATCAAAAATCAAAGCAGTAGAAGGTCTTGTGACAACATCGCTACTAATACCATTTACAAATAAGTTTTGTTGGCTTGTCATAACAGCCATTTGAGCATGGTTTACATTAAACTGAAGACCAGTGCTTTCGGTTGATACTGCGCCGCCAGTACCAGATGTAAATTCTAATCTCCATACTTTGTTCGCAAAATCTGATGTTGATCCAAGATCATCTGCTAATGTTGTATCAGTATAATCTACTGGAATAACTGTTCCAGTATCACTTACGTTAATAACTTCGTATGGCTGGAAAGTTTCATCAGGATCGTCATGGTGTATTTCTAGTTGAGATGCGTTCAACGGAAGAACTGTACAATCGTAAATGAATGCTCTTGCTTGGTTCTTGGTTCCTCCTAAGCCAACGTTATTTACAGAAACTGGAACTCCAAAACTTTGATACGCAACACCTGTGCCGCCAGCATTTGTAGCATTTGCTGTGAATGCTAATCCTACAGTATTACTTGCTGCGCCTACTGTTGTCCAGTCTGATCCGTCAATAGTACCAATGACATATCTAGTACCAGATAACAAGGAGGTGCCGTTTGTAGGTGAGTTTACAGTTATTTCGTCTGTAGCATTAAATGTATATTCATATGATGTTTGGAAATCAATGTATCTGTTTACACTAATCGTACTATTTGTACTATTATCGTCGTTGAAGATTACTGTAGCCCTAGCAATATTGTCAGTCGTTGTATTGTATTGTCTAAGTACATCGTTTCTAGCAATACCATTGGAATTACCTGTGATTTCAACTTCTTGATCAACAACAAACATTTTTACTGGTTGTGTTAAGTCTTGTGCTAAAGTAACATCTCTTGCTACTTCATCTGGATCGCTACCTTCGGCAACCATACCAAAATTACCATAACTGTTATTACCTGTTAGTGATCGAATCTGTGACCCGTTTCTAGACAAATATCCAGTATGAGCATAATATGTAAACACACTAACAAGTTCTGTTAGTGCATTATTGTTAGCAATAACACCATATCCTAGATCGTTAATTTGTGTGTAGTCGTTTGCCAACATAGATTTGTTACCAGCACCTTGAAGGATGATTGGAACTGGACCGCCTGCTGAATCCATATCGTCGTCTAAACCGTTGCCACTATTTGCTCTTGGATCTAAAACAAGTGTGGCAGTTGCTACTCCACTACCATTATTCGGCACATAATCAACAATGGCATTAACTTGATAGCGTCTACCATACTCAAAGAAACTACACGGAACTAGTGGTTTTCTAATACCTAATCCACTTGTGCTTGGCGCTTCAACTTGTATTCTAAATGGATCTGTATTACCATTTTGGATGACTGTCATTGGCATGTTGTAAACATAGCCATCAATAAACATACCACCTCTAAATGCTTTTTCATTTGTGCTTCTAGAAAAACTAGAACATGTTTGGGCATACGGTGATCTAGTTAAAATTGATCCTTCTGGATCAAGAACCATCATAAAGCCACCTTGTCGTTGTGCTGTAACGTTTCTAATAATTGTGTTATCGTTACATAGGAACATGTCCATTTCATTATTATCAAGTGCTGGATTATAAGATCCGTTAAAGGCATAAGAAACAAAACTTACCAACTCGCCAGCATTTGTATTTGCTGCTGCTTCTGCTGTTAGACTGCTGTTTGTTACTCTACCAGTATCACCACCGGCTCCGGCGTATGCTGTTTGTGCTAGTACACTTGTTATAATAACAGCGATGTTATTAATAGCTGCTTCTGTTTCAGTTTCTTGACCAGGTACAACATTTGCGGCATACGATTTTTGATTTACAGCACTATTGACACGACCACCTTTGATCAAGTCTTTAATAATGCCATCTACAATATAACCTGTATCTCTACGACACTTGTCTTCGTCGTAAACTAACGAAGGATAAGTTGTAGTAATAAAGCTAATAGTCCTGTCAATAATAAATTGTCTATTAAGTCTAATTAAATCTGCTGCTTGGTTAAAGTTTCCTGGGTTAGACGCCGCAAAAGTACTAATATTCATAGGACTAGTAGGATCTGTCAAATAATGTCGACCAAAGTAACCTTCTGTTGCTAGTGTAAGATCACTAACATAAGCCTCACCTGCTGTTGCGGTTGTTAAGCCGTCAATTGTAGCGTCTCTGTAAAAATATATATTAGCAGCTTCACTTAAACTTGGACCAGGTGCTGGACGTATAATTACTCGTCTAAATTCGTCACCTTTGATACTAACGTTCGCAGGTAGTTTAATAGGCAATTGTTCTTCATATGTACCTGATTCGATTCTAACACTAATTTGTGATTTTTTAACAAAGGCACCATATTCAATTTCTTCTTCATCAATAAATTCAATTGGTAAAAGTAGTTTAAGTGATAATGTATCATATGTAGGAGTGCCTACTGTGTCAGCACCTCGGGTATAATTGTTGATTACACCAACTGCTCCACTTTTCTTACCTCTAACAATTTTACCTGGAAAAATATCAATATTAGCATCAGCGCCATTTGCTGGGTCACCTGCTTGCGTTAAAAATTTGTTAGATCCACTATAGATATACAGTTGATAATCATTACTTGCTTCTACAATAGCAACATCTGATGTAGTTGTGTCTATCATAGCTAAAATATCATCAAACCTAGCATCAGTAGCAAGATACCATTGGTTACCTGTAGCACTGCCTCCTAGTGCTGTGTTAATCAAAGCTAACATAGCAATCTGTGCTGTTACAATAGCAAATCTAGTTTGTGCGTATTGTCCGCCTGCTCCTTGAGCGATAGCAATTTCGCCACTAGCATTAGCATAATATCTTAATCCAGCATATCTAGTTAAAAAATTATGCTTGATACTTACAGTACTTGCTAGAATATCCAGTCTAATACTATCAAAAATTAAACCTAAGTCTCGTCTACAAGTTGCTTCATTATAAACAAAATCTGGATAAGTTGTAGCAATAGCTGCTATTGTATCGTCAATAACTGTCTGACGGTTTGATGCGATAGTATTTGCTACTGTTGTTACTTCAGCACTAACTGCTGTATATCCAATATTTGAAAAGTTATCAACGTAGCCGTTGTTAGTACCTGTACCATCAGTGAATGTTAATGTTTGTACATAAGGTCCTACATCAATATCTGCTGCTTCTTGTAATCGAGCTGCTCTAGCACATGCCGCTGCTATAGTTCTATAAGCATAAGTTTCACTACGTCCTTCTCTACCTGGAGGTGTTTGTGTTTGTGCATCGTCACCTTTTGTGCTTACATAGACATTTTCGCTAAGTGTATATTGTTGGCTGTCTACGTAATACTTTGTAGCTGCTTGTAAGTCATCAGCAGTGTTTGGAGTGCCGGCACCTGCCAATGGAGCAGGATGATCATGTAATGTTAGAGCACCTGTCATAGTATCGCCAGTTCTACGAACTATTTCTTTTCTTGGAAGGATAGCATCTTCTGTCCAAAATCCTTCTAAGGTATCGTTATATGATGCATCTATTAGAGATTGTACACCAGTGCCTCCGCTTGGCACAATTTGGTTTGTGTTATCTAAAGCATCTGCTGCTGTTGGGTGAAGTGTTAATTGATCAGCATTTTCTCTTCTTACATAATAAAATTGGTCAGTAACCAAGTTGGTAGCGTCTGTAGTATCAGAACTGTATTTCCATCTGCTGCCTGTCACAGCTTCTGTAAAGCCGTGTGCTGGCATATTTACTCTTCCGGCTACATTATAACTAGCAATAGTTTTTGTATAGCCAGATGCGTCTGTTGGCATGTCTGCTACTCTTGGACCCATGCCAGGGGTGTTTTTTTCAATAAATTGTCTTTGGTTTAATCCAGTAGGAGCAATCATCCTATCAATCTCAACGTCTGGTTCGTGTACTAGATTCCAGTTATCAATGAGTGTTTGTCTTTCACTGTCAACTATAACTTTATCATAAGTGGTTTCACCATAGGCTAGAGCAGCACCCATTTTTAAAGGATTACTTAAGATCGGAGCAGGATCAGATTCAATATTAACGTTAATAACACTAATTTTTAATTTGTTGCCATCAACACTAAATGCTACTGTGTTTTGCCCGTCATTAGGATCTGAATTTCCAGCATCACTTACCAGTTCGTAAAAATCTATGCCGGTTCCTGCTTGATTTACTAATAGAACTTTGCCTGCTTCACCAGTAGTAGATGCTGGTGTATCATTTAGATCAGTAATACTAATTTGACCACCAAGTCCAAAAATAGCATATAATTCGGTAAAGTTTTCGTTTACCTTTTTGAAACTTTCACGGATACTGTCGCCTGTGCCATCATTACCCTCTACGCCAATATCAACTTCTTGCTTTGCCATCTTTTATTTCCTTTAAAATTGTGGTACTAAATTATCCATATCAAAATTAACACTTACTCCGCAACCACAACTACTGTGTGCGTTTGGATTGTTAATTTCAAAGTTAGCACCAACTAGACTTTTAACATAGTCTACTTCAGTACCGATTAAAAACATTAAACTATGTGCGCCAACAACAAACGCACATCCGTTTGCTGTTTTAACTACTTCATCATCTTTTTCTAGGTCTGTTGGATTAGCAATAGTACCCCATTCGTACTCAAATCCAGCACAACCACCGCCTTTGATGTTAAGAGTAATGCCATAGGCTTCGTTCTCTTCGCATAAAAGATCTATTTGTTTTTCTGCTGCTGGAGTTAAAGTTAGTATGCTCATAGTGTTCCTTTCTAATATTTATCGTTACTTTTTATAATCTTAATGTAAATATAGTTATGTTTATAAAAGAATTTTTAATTGATACTTGGCACATGCGCCGTAGTAAACTTGGCAATCAACACGGTTATTGTCGTAAAAAAACAATGGTAGTTTTACGTTGTGATAGCTGCGATATTGAATTCACAAGAGAACGTGGTTCCATGGATCCTAAAAGACTTACAAATAACTATTTTCATGTTTGTGAAAACTGTGATGCTAAAAAGTTTGCTCAACAAAAAGGTGTAGACAAACGAAAAGTCTGGCAACTTAAAGCCAGTAGTACATTACCTATTAACAAAATGTGAATTTTCTATAAGATTGTAATCGTCTTGATATACAACTTTTGCCCAATCATCAACTGCTTTTTGATTGGCTACTACCCAGTTCTTTAATGCTTGTGTATATTCTAATCTTTTGCCTTCTGTGCTAGTATGTAAATGTGTAATGCCTTTAAATATGTTATGATCACGATTAATATCCTCAAAAACTGTTGGTGTCATATAATAATATATTGTTGGCAAATCGTACAAGAAACTAACTTGAGGTTCTGTATGGTAATCTTCATGTGCTACATTATTTTGAAAAACTTTTATAGCACAACTTTTGAGCATTGACTCAATTGATCGTAATCCTTTAACGTGCGGACCGTACAAACTTTGTTCTACTATGCCACTAATCCATCTAGATAATGGATCTCTAATGATTACTAATTGTTTGTTTTTAGGATTTTTGACTTGGGTAAAATCATCACGTATAGATTTGATAATTGTTTCACTACCATTTTTTGCTATAGTTACTACAGATAAATTTCTTTGCTTGCTGTAAAATATCACTCTTCCCACCAAACATGTTTGTCTACATCTTTTGGTTCTTTGCCGCCTCTGTCTTTATAGCTCAAACCGACTATGATTTTATCTCGCAATAATACACCAGATGAATGTCCTAAAACGTTTCCAGCAAAAATAACTCTACCAGCAATCACAGCGTTTGGAACATTGTTTTCTATAATTACAATAGTCCTAGGCATCCGGCTTTTGTCACTGGTTTTTTCTCCCGAAGGCAAGTTCCAAGAATCTCCATATACTTCTTGTATTTTGTTTGGATCAGAATAAACTTCGTGTTCAATATCGGTAAACATTTCTAACAAAATACTCAAATCATCTTCAGGTATAGTTTTTAAACTTTCCTCAAAACTTTTTCCTTTGTCATGCCAATTACGATAACAAGTGCTACATTGTCCGCTATTCTCAGTTCGCCAACAATCCACCATATCGTTGGCTTTTATTACAATACGCTGTTGTAATTTCATTTAGTCCTGTTTCCAGATAGTCCAAATTCCATATGCTATCGCAAGACCTGCCGCAATCTTTGCTAGTGGTGCTAAAAATAAAACCATAAGTCCGAGCGCAATAAGTGCTGCTCCGTCCCATGAGGTTCGTTCTTTTAATCGAGCATCAATCCATTTTTTAATCATTGCTAAATTTCCTTACTTTTTTCTCTAGAGTTAATATACGTGTATCCTGCGCTCTAATTTTTTCTTCTAAACCTTGGACATACGCTCTAGTAGGCACTTCACGTTGTGTGCCATCTTCACCTAATACACTATAATGATCAGCACCGTGTCCTTTTAATCCTCCTAAAACTCTGTTAGGATTTTTTTCAGATACACTAGGTGTTGTTCGAGCATACATTGATCTTATAAATTTACTACTTCTCATGCTGTATTTATGTTCCAATTCTCAATTGATTCTTCAATATTATATCCTTCTGCGCTTGCCCAATCTTTACAAAGGTCTTTTAAAATATCGGCACTTTTATCACAAATAATTTCTTTATTTTTGAATGATGTTTTGTTCACATGAGGAAAATTGCCACTTATTAATTTTGTAATTAGATATCTTTGATTTTTATTTTCAATATTTATAGTACTAAGTTTTTTGGTATTATTTACAATTGACTTTTTTATTTGATAAGGACTCATAACACAATGAGTAATAAAATTATTTTGGTATTCAACTTTACTATTTACTGATATTTTTTCTAGTGTCCACTCTTGTACATGTTTAAAAAAGTCAACTAAATTTATATAACGGACCTCGGCTGAAAATAGATGTACATCTTTTCTAGTAGTCATTACCATATATCGTCCACTCATATACCAGTGAACAGGGTTACGTGATAAAATATACCACTGAAGGTCTTGTACTTTAGGTTTAAATTCGATGTGATTAAGACTTTTTCTCTGGAACGCTCTTGATTCAGGTCCTTGAGCCCATCCTAAATCTAAATAGTTGCCATTCATACCATTACGTTGTAGACTACTGCTGCCACTTTTACATGGACCTATTATTCCAATGCCTCTTTTTAAATTAAAAAGTGTAACCATATTGTTGACAGTAATCCTTACATATGTCTTGTAGTAATGTTCTACATCGAATATTTATATCAGGGTATGGAATATGAGATCCTGTTTTGTTTAATATAGGAATTTCTGTATCTATGTTTAATTCATTTAAAAAAGCATCCAAGTTTTCAATTTGTCTTGGTAGCGCATTTTCGTTACAGTAACGATCGGGCATTACACTACAATGATCGCTCCAAAATAAGTTAAACACAGTAACATTCAAATCACGTTCTTTTTTTACATCTTTTAAATGCTTGTAGAAATCAGTATGGTATTTGAATAATTTCCTATTTTGTTTGAATGATTGTAAGAATCTAAAACCACTTACAATCCATTGTACTGGATGTCTAACAATTACATAATGAGTATAATTATTTAAATTTCTATCTGTAAGTTCAAAAACTTTTAAAGTTTTATCTAATCCTGATAATTCAATATCATCTAAAGTTTTATTTTTATAAATGTCAATCCAATTTTTGTCATGTTTAAATATTTCAGCAAAAGTTTCAGTACCGCATTTCATAGGCACTGATATTACTATTTTTTGCGTGTCATTTAAAAACATTATGCTGCTAGTTTGCCAGCAAACGGATCCTTGTTCATATAATATCTTTGTAGTAGTTGTCTACTTGCCAAGTTTTTCATCTTAGCTTCGACCATAATGTCAGCCCATTCCCAGTGTTCTAATGCCCAGTCGTTACACGCATCATTATGGCAGTAATCTGAGTGTGCTCTAAGTTTTTGTTTTTTGAAGCCTGCTTCTAAAAGTTTTTCCATATCTGGTCTAACATTAGATCTATGTCCTTCAAGGTACTCCGGACGGCAAAGGCTGTAATGCATAGCAGGACGCACACCACGCCAACTATCGATAATACGGTAAATTCTGTCATCATCTGGTTCAATGTATTCTCCTGTGTTTACCCAGTGGTGATGTATATCTAACACCAGTGGAACATCATCAGCAAGTTCTAGGCTAGCCTCGAGACCCCATTTGTTTTCGTCGTTTTCGATCGTGATAGTATTTCTTGCTTCTGGCGATAGTCTTGGGAGGACGTCTTTGATACCTTGGGGACCTTTGCGGCCGGAGATGTGGACGTTGTTCTTAAAGTCTTGGAACTTCTTACCGTAGCCCATATACCTGATGAGAGTGGCGTGATATTCAAATTCTTCTATGCTCCGTTCTACAATTTCTTCGTTATCCGAAGCAAGGACTGTAAATTGTCCTGGGTGCATTGAGAGCCTAACATCCAAGCGTCTGGCTGCGTCACCGACTTTTGCGTAGTGCTTCTCACAGTACGCCACCACATCTGGACGAGACCAAAAATAGCGCCAGCTAGGCTCGGTAGCACAAGGAAGCTGATTGCTACCCAGTCGGACCATACGAAGATGTTCAGGAAGGCTTCCCACATATTCTACTAACCTTTTCGCTGCTGCTGCGTTGTGTTCCATAATGTCCCACAGCCTTTGTTCAGCAACGTCTCTACTCTGTCTATTTAGCCAAGCGACTGTTGTACACTTTTCTGTAAGTGGACGCTGTAATTCTTCGAGCACTTTATTCTTCTGTGTTTGATCAGGGTGTAGATATTTACAAGCAAATCCAATACGTCTTTGCTGCGATTTTAGAAAATCTCCTGCGTTGGTAAATTTCAAATCATTCATCATTTATATTTTCCATCCAATGTGTTGTGCTTACTATTATACCATGCCCATAAAGCACAATTAATTACATTATACTTGGCATACCATGCTATGTCAACCTGATTGTCTCCGTACATGCGTTTACCTTCTTTTCTAAGATGTCTATACCATAGTTTAAAATCTTTTAAACGATTCATTGCCAATTTTCTAACACCCATGGGTCTTTACAGTCTGCTGGATTAGGTTTACCATGAAACACAGCTATACTCTGTTCTTTTTCTACTGTTGGATAGCCAATTGTTTTGAATTGCCTAACTCCGTTTTTAAGTTCTAGATCACGCCTGTCACGCATTTCCCATTTGTAACTTCTTACCCATTCGTCTGGCCAATACCAATATGGTTTTGTATTTCTATACATCCAATCTTGATCTCCTGGCATACGTCTTATAGTATCATCTTTTTGACTTAAAAAATTATCCCATTGATGTGCTCTGCTACCCACCGTAAGTCTAAACACACTACTATTTACTCTGTCCCAATTACTTCTTATTGATCTATTAAAGTCTCTAATGATTAGAAAATCTTTTTCGGGTTTGTAATTAAAAAATCTGTCAATATTATTACATATTACTATATCTAAATCAAGAAACAAAAGTGTGCCGGTGAATGGGAGTTCATTGCTAAAGAACCAAGGTTTGAACCACCAACCTTGTAGTTTTTTAATTTTAGGCAAATTATGGATTTTTATGCCTTTTTGTATACCTGTGGCATTTTCTGTAAAACAATGAAACTCAAAGTCTTCTTGAGCATGCCTTTTACACATATTATGTAATTTGTTAACATAATCATACGTATACTTATCGCCCCATTTAAGGCATACTATGTGTCTATTATTGGTTTTTTTATTTAGAATTTTTTCTACAACAGGTTTAGCACTAGATTCTTCTTCTGCTTTTTTAGCTTTTTCTAGTGCCTTTCTTGCCCTGCGTACTTCTTTGGATTCAGTCCAATGCTTTGTAGATGGCACTATTGGCTCCATGCTCTGCACATTCACAAGACTCGCACCAGCAACGTCCGTCTGTCATTTCTTTAACAAGATCGTTAGCAAACTTCCAAGCATGATAAGCAAACTTCTCTACGCCTACGCCATCTAGGATTGTAAGCTCAGCAAGTTTTGCTTGCGCAAGTGTTTCAAAATGATACATAAATGGATCATCCGCATCTAGCACAACCTTGTGATCAAATGTATCTTCAAGCCATGCTTTGAGTGGTTTTAATCCGCCAAAGTCTACGACCCAGTTTCGTTCGTCTAATTCACTTGCCGCAAATGTAAATTTAAATTGTAAACTGTATCCATGTAAAAATTTACAATGGCTATGTGCTTTAGGTTGTCTAAAGCAAGCACTCAATCCTATGTTGTGCCCGTATGTTTTTGTACTGTAGTAACTCATATTATACTCCTTGGCTACTGGAGTGTGCGGAATGTTTATAGAGGGGCGAACACATTAGTCCTCTTAGTTTTATAATACTAGTTATCAGATTGGTTGTCAACCTTTAGTTCTTCTCGAATATTTTTAAGTTCTACACTAACTTCTTTTATACCCTTGTTTGTGCTAGACAAAATCTTTACCAACATATGGATACTTTTCATTGTCCACCACCACCAAATAACTGCTGTGAGGAAATACAATCCACAAGCAATGAAGAACAGTGTTTGTGTGCTACAAAAACTCAGTAGCCAAGCGACCATAAGCAAGCCAGTAAAAAAAATGGGCGCCAGTATTGCTGCTCGATTCCATAACAATACTTGACGCTCCAATGCTTCAAGTGTAATATTTTTCATACAGTATTTATTGCGCTAACATATTGCTTAATATACAGAGTTAATAATTGGCAGTGTCTTCAGTTCCATTGCCATACATATGATCTACTTCTACTGCTGTAACTCTGTCATAGCGGAAACTGCGCCAAGCACTGCGATCCACACACCAAACCACAAATACCTTTTCTTCTAGATTGCGTATTTTGGTTTGACTAAGTTTGTCATCTCGTTGTGCTGGCGGTAACATGCTTGGTATTAGTGTGCTTTGCATTCTACGTTCAGCACCATCCAGTTTCTTAAACGTAATGTAAACCACTTCTTCAACTAATAGTTTTTGTAATTCTTCTCGTGTGGGGATGCCCTTTAGAGCTGCCACAGTATCTGCTACCTTGTTCATTGTGTTGCCTTTAGAATAATTGTGTCTGCGTTTAGCCTACCGTTTAGTTTTATATCAGTTGTTTTAATGTTATCCATAAATTTACGCAATTGGACCTTGCCCGCTTGTTTGAACTCTTTGAGTGTTTCGGCAGGTTTGCGTAGGGTTTTTTGGATGCTGGTTTTTTCATTGTAATATAAAAGTGTAGTGCCTTTTACTTGTATTGTAGCAGCTTCATCTGCGATGTATTTGCCTAGTTTGCGTGTCTTGATATTGTATACCCAAACTTCTGTAGCGCCAACCAGTTCTAACGGATTAACACTAACCAATTGTAGCTTATCATCTTTTTCACAATACTTGACTTTGGCTACCAATTTCTCTTTGCTAGGCGCTACTTTCTTGCGTGGCTTACGTGTTGCTTTAGCAGCGTCTATAACCACGCTACAAGCGCCGTGTAGCAGCTCTAATGCTGTCAAGTATGCTTTAGCGTCCTTTTTAGTAAGGTGGCTGTAGCCTTCGCGTAGCTGCTGTAATTGGTCTTTTTCAAACTCGTCCTTACAACGATTGATTTCACCAGGCGTTGGCAGCTTTTGTATTACCCTTGCTTCCTCAAGTTCGCCAGCATAAAAACCAATTATTTTTCTAGCATGTGCTTGTGTTACTTTGTGCTTGGCAAAATGTTTAGCAAAGTCAAATCCCTTAGGATCAAAGTTTTTCTTGTCAGTGATAAAACCATCTAACCATGTGTCTATGTCTTCGCAAACATCAATTGCTTGCTCGCGGATACGTTCTTGTATGCTTGGCACATACACATTCTTTTTGGTTTTTTCTTCTGCTTTCTTTTCTTCTACTATTTTGGCACCTTCTTCTGCCAACCCTAGTATCCAGCGATTTAATGCGCCCTTGTATCCTTCAATAACTTTGTCCGGCCAATGTGTTTCAAAATGTGCTGCTGTAGCATAATGACTTTTGCCGCCTACTTTCCAATCCGGAAGTCTATTAATAGCACTAACTACTTTTTTATCATAGTTTGCTTTTATATAATCTTTTACTTTTACTAACCATTGTTTACTGTCAATTTCATAATGGATATAGTATTGAGCTTTTTGCCAAGGCCAGTCTTCTTTGATCAGTTCCCATTCGTTTGCCTTACGTGCTGCTCTTGGTTTTTTACGTTTAACTACACCTTTTGCCATGTTACCTCCTGTAACTATATATTATTGTTTTATCAAAGTTACTTGATATGGGGCTTTTTTCTGACTGTTCCGCTTTTTGTGTAGTATGCTTCACGTAAACTTGCCAGTCCATCTTTGACACGACTTGGATACTTTCCTAAGAAAGTGCCTGCTTTCAAATCGTCTAAAGTGATATGTTCTTTATGGAAGTGTTCAATGTCATCCCAAACTGCCAACATGGTTTTGCCCATGTCGTCAAAGAAGCCATCTGATAAGATAGCATCATCTTGTTCGTAATATGCGTATGATGCCATGAGATACCATGGCACCATCATGTTTATATTTTTCTTAAACAGATTTGCTGCGTGATCATCTAGCATTTAACACCTATATCATACAACATATTACGTGCCTGTGTAACGTTGTTGCTTGGATCTTCATCCTGCTCTTGGAGTTCTTGTAGCATCAGTTCATGAAGTGTCAACGCCATGAGATATTTGTCTTTGTCAAGTGATTGAAAAAAATCATAGATTTCTTCAGCACTATCACATTGCCACATTTGATCAAGCATTTTGCATTGTTCTGCTGTGAGATCGTAGATCTTCATGACGCAAGTGCCTCTTTGAATCCTTTAATTTTCAAACCCAAAAAATATTGTTCTGCTTTAGTTTTATCATGAAACTCTTTAGATGTTTCAAAATCTAACATTTCGTATTCGTTGAATACAGCGCCATTTGTTGTTAAATCTACAGTAATGGAACGTTCGTTACGTTGTAATACACAAGTTTTCATCATAATTTACCACTTTTTCTATTTCAGGACTGACATCCATAAGAGACATGTTGCTCTTACTGTCTACCTTACTTATAACATACTTACGCAAGTTGTCAAGTTCTTTTTTTGATTTTACTGGCCATCCAGTCTCATCAAATGTGGGTTGATGTGAACTTTTAATGTATTTTGATACTTCAGTATCAATTTTACCATGTCCTAGTTTGTTTAGTAACATAGTTTTTTGTTCGTCGCCGAGCATACTTAAATCATAGTGTATAGGATCTCTAGCAAAATTTACTTCTAGGTTATCTAAATTAAAACCAACACTAGCACACCACGTTTCCATCTCTTGTCCGCTAAGACTATTAAACAAACTCACTGTATAACAAATTTTTGTATCAATAAAACCATGTTCTAACGCATGTATAAAATTTGATTCTACCCGATGCCATTTAGCCGGAGGTCTTTGATATTCATAACGCCTACCTATATCATCAATGCTGTACATCAATTGTATACGTTTGAATTGCTTAAATTGATTTATAAGTTTTTCAGTAAGTTTATAGGTTCCGTTGGTATGATATTTGATCCAAACATCCTTCGCTCTACCTATATCAATTAGGTGTGTAAGAAGTTCGTCATTATGTTTAGTAAGAAAGGGTTCGCCGCCGCTAAGATATAAAACTTCTAAACTGTCACATTGTTTCTTTATATCCTGCCAATGCTGTGGATTGCTTAACCAGTCTTTTCCGTAACTTGGATTGATGACTTGTCCATACCAATCCATTTCATCTTTTTCCCATTTCTTGCTGTATTCGCTGTTACAAATATTACATTTTAAATTACAATGGTTACCTAGCTTTATGTCAAACAAAACTATTTTTGTTTCATCTGTAGAGATTAAATCAAGATGTTGTTCATGCGCTTCTAGTTCTCGCTGTCTTCTACTTTTCAATCCTTGTTCTTCAAGTTTCCAGCACTTTCTACAGCCCTCTGGTTTTTCATTATTTCTAAATTGATCACGTAAAGTTTTATAGTCGTTTGATTTAAGAACTTTATCTAAAGTTGTATTTTTATCATTAAAATCTATTCGTTTACCGTCATCCCATTTTAAATCAGTTCCATATTCAGCACACGGGCGGCAGAATCCTGTAGCGCAAATTTCAATTTGCGTCCATGGTACAATACATTTTGACATTATCACTCCGGAGTAACTTTACCCTTTGATCCACAATGTGGACAATGAAACGTGTACCTGTCTATACACATTTTTTCCATTGTAGCATATGTGAACCAGTTTTTACATTTTATACATGTGAGATGCCAAATAGTTTCTTTGGTTGCTTTGAACATGCCAATATTTATTAAGGAAATATGGTGCGCCCGGAGAGATTCGAACTCCCGACTGATCCGTTATGAGCGGACGGTTCTACCACTGAACTACAAGCGCATTATTTGGTCGGGGCTGCTGGATTCGAACCAGCGATTTCCTGTTCCCAAAACAGGCGGATTGACCAGACTTTCCCAAGCCCCGATTGGCACAGGTGGCGAGATTCGAACTCGCTCAGCTAACGCACTGGTTTTGGAGACCAGCCTACCTCTCCGACTGTAGCGCACCTGCTTAAAAACTTTTTTTAAAACTACACTATCTTTAGCCCTTTCGAGGCCTCTGTCTCTGCAACGACACCTTATTGCAGTAAGGTGTAGTGTAGTTATAAAAAAAGCCCCTAACAAATTTAATGCTAGGGGCTGTTGAAATAACTTTTTTATAAAGTCATGTCAAGACATACCCCAATCTCCTGGTGGCCAACATATTATACATATTGTGTTAGTCTTGAACATGTTAAAATTCCTTCGTTGTATTTATATGTGATAGGTTGGACTACTGATTACCAACAACCGCGTTATGCCCCATCAGGCTCAAAACAACACGGAACCTCACAATAGAATGGTTAATCCTACTTTTTCTGCAATGCTTTGTCTCCAAAGTCTTACAGCGCCACCACAGCGTGTGAGTCAAGTTAATGCCTGGGTAAGCATCGTTTCCTTGCACTATCTAACTAGGACCGTCGTCTTTGTTATGTTTATAATATAGCAAACTATTACACCGTTGTCAACCATTTTATTGCCAAGAAACAAAAAAATCTTCATCTTTTTTGTAAAATTTTTCTATATATTCATTATATGTAATAATTCGCGGACCCCAGTCCTTTAATGTATATCCATTGCTTTTATAAATCACATTTTGATAACAACTTTCTTGTTCGTCTGGATATATTCTAACTAGCCCATCATCAAACGATTGCCATTTGTCTGTGACGCTCATCCAACTACGTTTAACATTTTCCCACCAAGGTTGTTTTTCAATTTGATATCCACGCTTGCGTCTTTGCATACTGAAAAACAGTAAATCATATTCAAAGCCTAACACTTGTTCTACCAATGGAATTACATGGTTAGCTAGTTGATCATGATGATATGTAATTTGTCTTGGACTACGCCATTCAGGAAACATATAAGTTCTGTTGAGTATTCTAGCTACATGTGGAGATAATTCAAGCAAACCGCTGAAATGCCAAAGTTTGTCGTCTAAGTAAGCGATCCAAAACAATTTGTGATCTTCAATTACACAACGATCTTTTGTGTAATTTTCACGTAGCCAATTATCTTCTTGTAGGCACTGTTGTCTTACTTTTTCAAATTCAACATTGTCATGATCAAATACATGTAATCTTACTCTACCCGAAGATACAATTTCATTTATCATAATAATTCACACCTTTAAGCGAATCAGGTTTTGCTAATTTTTCAATCAACCATTTGCCAAAGTCAGGTTGCTTACGGTTCCATCCAAACGCATAACTCCATGGCGCCGCATGATGATTGTTGTGCCAGCCTTCTCCCCAAGAGTATAACCCCATAATAAATGTGTTTTTAGAATCATCGTGTGTGTCAGTATCTTTATGGCCAAACATATGGGCACCTACTGTAATCCACGATATGGTATGTAAACAAAACATTGTGCTTACTAGATATCCATACATAAACAGGTCAGGACTAATAGCAAATAATAACAGTCCCCAGCCAACTAACATATGAAAATAATACTTGTTAAAAAATTTATGATACGGATCTCTTAGTAAATCAATCACTATCCTTGGACTTACATGATGATAAGGAACAAAATTATGCCATAATTTAAATTTTTGCCATACAGTAGAATCTTTAATACAGTGCGGATCTTTATCAGTGTCTGAATATTTGTGATGTACTCTATGTGTAGCAGTCCACGGAATACTAGGACCAACTGTGTTAATTACAGACAAGAAATGTAACACCACAAGAATAAACTTATTTTTTGGTTCCCAAGATTTGTGTGAAAAACAACGGTGTAATCCCATACTGATTCCAACATGTACTACTATCCATGAAAATAACCACGAACCAAATAAGTATGCTGCGTTGAAGTTAAAAATCAACACCAATGGTCCGCCTATGTAGCAAGCTAATTGAAACATGTTTGTTTTTTGATCAACTCTCATTGGTTATGCTTGCTTTCTATCTTGCGTTTTACATAAATTGTATGAGATTCAGGATCTGTAGATGTATCTATTGTTTTGCCATCCCATATGTTAAGTTTTAATTTTAAAGCATCTTGTAACTTATCAACACTACTTAATCTATTCATTAAGTAAAAATTTCCATCATAGGTAAAAATATTTTCAGGTTGGAACATTTCACTACACCAGTAGACTGCTTCGTAGAAATCAGTGGTATCATTTTGCCAAAAAAAGTATTCATCGTCTACTTTATGATGTGTAAGTTTACCAAATTGAGAAAACTGATGTTTGATAAGATCTATTTTATTTTTGTCTTTCATAGGACGATAACCGTACTTTTCTGGATTACGACTGAACAAGCTGTTGATATTATCGTTGTCGCTATCATCTGTTATATCTAAAGGCCACCAATGCCATGATTCTGTTTTCCAATGTTTTTTCATCCAACGCTGTGTGGTTTGCCAACTTTTTTTATCTTCCCCTGGTAATCCAGCAATTAATCCTATTGTTCCTCTATACAATCCAAGATGATCTAAAAAATATTTACGCATATCTTTTAGACATTTTTTTATTTTTTGTGGCGGCATGCCTTTACCAACTGCTTTAGCTGCTGCTGGATGAAAGGTTTCGACACCATAAAAATGTGCCCAAATACGTGCCTTTGCCATTAGTTCCATTTGGTAAGGTCTAACTACAACTAAATCAACTCTAACAAATGCTGAAAAATTAGGCACAAAGGGTAACTCCGATACTACCTCTCCCAACATGCGTAACTTGTCATCGTCATCGTTTACAGTAGGGTCAGCTATAATGTAATTTTTAGTTCCATAGGTTTCGTAGTTGTAAATTAATTCTGCTTTTACATTTTCTTTGTTTCTGTATGTGCTGTTTTTCAATCCTAAAAAAGCATAGCTACAATATTTACATTTAAACCTACAACCACGACTTAACTCAATTGTCAGTGCTTCATGTGGTGATATATAATCACTGTAAGAGTAACGCACAGTCAAGTCTGGCATACTATGAGACGGATAGTCAGTATCACCATTTATCAACATAGTTCTACCGTTGTGTATCATTTTGTGTTTTGGCGGTTCTTTTTTATCATTAAAAAGATAATCGATGATATCATCAGCAGCCTTTTCAAAAAATCCTGTACAAACTAATTCGAATCCTTCGTATTCTTGAAAAGGTTGTTGGCCTCCAGCAAAGTATTTTCTACCTGGATAATTATTTTGTAGCCAACTTGTAAGTTCTCTGACTTTACCGCTAGTCATCCATGTATAACTAAATCCAAAACCAACAGTATCGTGATGAATTATTTTTCTTAGATAACTTTTTAAATCTTCAAAGTTCCAATGTTCTAAAAATTCTACAATTTCTGTATCAAATCCACGGTCACGAAAACTTTCCGCAGCCTTGTATGCTCCGCTGCTTCTTCTTCCCATTATACTTTGATTGAATATTATGATGTGCCGCATAAGTTATTTTATTGTGTTCCAGTATTGAATATCTTTAGCATAGTACTGTTCAAGTATAGTCTTTGTTGTATCTTCCATTTTGATTGTTTTAAATTTTCCAACACGTAATTTTGGCAGAGGAATGTCTTTTTTACAAAAATCCTCAATTTCAGCCCATTGTTCAGTAAGTTTATGAAACGGAATAACTTTATCTACTACTATTCCACTGTCATTGCTAATGTATCTTACCTGTTCTTTGCTAGGTTTAATACCATTTATTGATTGATTAAACCATTGTTGTACAAATATATCAAACGTAATATTGTCGTATATATCGTTTGCTGAAAGTTTTGTAATTTTTTCTAATGTTTTTGGACGACTTGATAAAACGTTAAATACTTCGTTATACATACTTAGAGCACGTTGTATTGGGTCTCTAAACACAGCAAACGACCAGTATGTTTTTAAATTTTTGTTTCCAATGTTGTGATGAAAATTTGTATCAACTGCTTCAGGAAATGCTTCTTTCAAAGCATATTTTATGCTAGACCCAGCACACTTTGGAATGTGGACAAAGGTTAATCCTTTTTGAGTAGCAGTACGATTGATATATAATGACATTTGTCCTCCTAATGGTGCCCCCACACGGACTCGAACCGCGGACCTACTGATTACAAATCAGTTGCTCTACCAGCTGAGCTATAGGGGCAACACGAGTATTTATACTGGCGGTGACGCAGGGATTCGAACCCTGGGTACCCGTTAAGGTACGCCTCCTTAGCAGGGAGGTGCTTTCGACCACTCAGCCACGTCACCGAGGTATAAACTCAAACACGTTATCATCAGGTTCATCTTTGACCACAGTCAACTTAGGTTTGGTTTGAGCAGGAGGTGTAGATAATTCTTCATCTAATTGTTTAAGAATGTCTTCTAGTTCCTGCTCGTCAAGTTCCATATGGTCTTCGATACGCTTTAGACGCAGATTGATTTGGTATAGTAAACCTATTACCTCATCAATTTTGTATCCACTCATTGTGCTACAATGCTCACTGAAACTGGAATACGATCACCTACGTTATATCTATTGTAGGTATAACTACTTGCTCGCACACCATCCCATTCGTATGTGATACGATAGTTTTTGACTTGACGTTGTGTGGTGTAACGATTTTCTTGTCTACATTGGCGTTCGACTCTGTAACCTGTGATTACACGTTGTCCTTTATTCTGATCAGCAGCGATAATGCCGCCAATTACAGCACCTGCGGCAGCGCCATTGTCTTTGCCTGTAGCACCTTTGCCTAGCAAACCACCAATAATCATACCAGTTAGCACATCACCACCTGATGCGCCTCCGCCAGTGTTGCCATAGATTGGCACTTCAACATCGCTACAGATGTTTACTGGTTGGTTGGTTGTAATTTCCTGATAATTAGTTTTAATATTTGTAATAGTAGCATACCTTGTTTCAGCTGATGCTGTGGTAGCCATTAGTGCGAGGGCTGCTACTGTAGAAAGTGACCTTTTCATTTGCCTATCCTTAGATGTTAATACACATTATTTATAACAGCAAATTTGGTATTTGTCAACCTAAATTTAAATCCATTTGTTCTTCTTTAGGCACACCAGTGATTTGTATACCATAGCGCCATACGGTGCTGAAGTTGTATACAGCATGTGGATCATCATTGTCCCAACCAAACCAATCACCAGCACGCCATTTGCCATATGTTTGATCACACACTTGCGAGATTTGTCCTGGCACACTGTCTTCTAGCATTACAACAAAGCGTCTAATGTTTTGATTTTTCAATCCGTGAAATGTTTTATACTTGCCGTATAAATCTCCGTGTAGCGGTAGATATTGTCCAGGTGTAAACAAGTTGATTGCTACACTAACATTAGTAATTTCAAACTGCGGAACAATATAATCAAACACCACTGGCGGTAAAGGATTTGGCTGGAAGTAATTGTATAATGTCATATACATTTTACTATGCCCAACACTGGCAAACTCGTTGAGTAAGTCATTGTCTTTGTGAGTGTCAAACTTGTAGTCTAAAGATTTGAACTCTTCGATATCCCAAGAGGGTTTGATATGTCCTTTGTGTATCATCCTTGGCCTCTTATCCTAAGATTTAACACAAAATTTTCTACAAGCAATTTTACAATAGTAGCCATCATCACTGTGTGGTGATATTCAGGATTTACACTATTAAATTGATCAACTACACTGTTAGCCATAAGTTCATACGCATCAGCTTCTTTGATGTTTAATAATCCCCAATCTATATTATCTTGGATTTCCATCTGGTTAGCTAAATCAATTAGTAGTGCGATAGCTTCAGTTCTTGTAGATGTCATTTAAGTTCTTCCCATATTCTATATTTTTCTAATTCACTACGGTACTTATCTCCCAAACGTTTTAGCTTTGGATATTTAGATTCTAGCTCTTCGTTAGTAATAAAAGGTAGTGGATTGCCTTCGATGGCGTCATTCCATGCCTTACCCATTTCGTAAATTTGTTGTTCAGACAGATTCTTGGTTCGCATACGGGGCCATCTCTATTTCAAAGTTTTGCCCTGCTGTTTTATCCTCAAAGTGAAAAGTATGTTCGTATGGTCCTGTCCAATCTGTCATACTCCACTGATGTCTTTGTAAATTTCTACGACACCAAGTTTTGCCCTTGTCTACTACATCACTGTGTAACCTTACAACATAGCCAGGTTTCCAACGTAACTTGTATTCAAATATTTCTATAGGTGTCATCAATGTATCGTTGGAAATGTTTCTGGGTCATTAGCATCGATACCCCAGTATTTTTTAAGAAAATAACAAACTGATTCTGGAACTTCAGCTTCTTCATCTGTCGTTGGAATGTACAGTCCTTTTAGACTGCCGTCTTTTCCAATAACTACAGCATAATCGTCTTCGTCTAAAGTATCTTCAATACCTAGATAATCATGACTCATTTTCATTCCACTTCATAATTTCTACTTCGCCATCTTTATTTTTTTTGTGCCGCAAAAAACCATTGTTAATCAATGAATCAATAGTTAAATCAATTGCGTCTTCAAGTTTACCACGTCCTAATAAAAATCCCGCATAAGAACCTGCTATATACGTGAGCCCAATCCACATCATCATATTCATGCTACTTCTGCCTTAAAGTTGTCTCTGCCCCATCCACTGTATTTACTCGCAGAACCATAGCGCATAAAGCACTGCTGTTCCGCAGTGCTTTTGCTTAGACATTTGACTGTGTCGATGTGCTTAATTTTGCGTCCATCGGCATCAACTAACCAAATATTGTAGTAATTAAACATTACTTTCAATGTCCCTTAGTAAGTCTCTATCTTCCCATTCCACTTCACGTTTAGCATCTTTCCATGATTCATAGAACATGTAACCAAAAAGTGGCACTAGTAAAAATACAATTGGAATACCAATTTGTAATGCTAGTGTTGGTGCCATAGTGCTTAAGGTCATTACAACCATTACATAACCCATGATACCAAATGGAGGCAATACTTTGCCTAAGAATTTTTTTGTAACTCGATTCATATTAGATCTCCTGTTTTCTGAGCTTTACATAATTTAAGCGTGTCATTGGTGTATTTGAATCACGCTCGAGATCCTCCCCTTTTATACGTGCGACAATGTCATACGTATCTCCTACAGCATATTTATTTTTTACAGTAAAGCACACCAAGTCTTTACCAATAGCACCAAAGTGCATAAATGCTGGTTCCGTTATCCAGTCACTGTTTAATGTAATGACCTTCAATATTTCTACCTCAGTAGGCTCAAGCCTATCTCCTTTGAGGTGTTTACTTTCTGAGAACTCTGTTTTCAAACGTAATTTATATTCTTTGTTTGCTAGTTCTCTATCAACAAACGCTGGTAAGTAGGCAATTAATCCTACTCTACCAATGTTAGTTTCGTCACTGCTATAGGCAGCAAATAAATCTGATTCAAACTGCGGCAGGTCGCCTAACGCTAACATTGTATAGCGGCGCATATGCTTTTCGCCTTCTTTAGCTGCCTTACGATCTTCTTCCTTAATAGTGAGAGGAACAAAATCTTCTGGTTTCCATTCACCGTGAGCTGTGAATGCGATCAGTTCTTTATTGCTAAAAGTTGTAGGTTGTCCTTCGCTGTAACGACGAGTTTGCTTTTCATAACCGTTGTTAACACGATATGCCGCATAAGCAAGTTCAATAAGATGTTCAGTTTTATAAGATGTCATTGCCTTCACCAGTGCCTTTATCTTTGGTAACAATTTTCTATAACTTAATATAGCAGGACTAGAGTCTATTGTCAACCTAACATTTCCAAATATAAATTTTATCTTGTTTCTTTTTGCCCTTTTGTTGTCCTAGTTGCTGTAACAAGTCTTCTTCATCGTCACAAGGTGTTAATCCATGCTTTATAGCATCATCATACATTTTAGGAGAAATATTAAAGCACACATTGCCTCCTGTTTTAATATTATTTACACACTTTTGCCAAAGTGGAATAAAAAAGTTCACATAAAAGTCTTCGTCTTGTTCCCAAGGCGTCATATGCTCGTATATTTCTAAGTTTACATAAGGCGGAGATGTAAGCACAAAATCATAATCTATAGCACTAAAATCTACATCTAAGCAACTTTGCCATATCATACGCTGTGTTGAGTTACGTTGCTCCTGTATCAAACTATTACCAAAGTCGCTGTAGTTGTCGAGATATTGTATCATATAATTATACGCATCACGCATTTCTGTGTTTGTGTCTATTCCTGTATAATCAATATCCAATGCCCAAGCACCCAACAGTCTGCCACCCCAGCCGGCGGTTGGATCTAATACATGTTTAACATTATATTTTTTATAAAGATACTTGGCTGTTGTACTCTTAAACATTACAATACTGCCTAAGTTTATTCTAAAACACTCATATACATTACCTGCTGGTGTTCTGCCTCCACGATTACGTTTACGTGTACTGTCTATAAGTTTATTCCACGCTTCGCTATCGTTGTGAATGTCGTAGATAGTTTTACCTTTATCTCTACGACATTTTAACAAGTTTTTAAATTGGAAATGATATAAGAAAGGATTACCGTAGAAGTTGTTAGCATTTTCTTCTGCGGTAAATCTTTTTAGATTCTTAAGATCTCTATTGAGTTCATCGTCTGTGATTAACTTGTGATCTTCTATGTCTTTTATAGTTACTGTGTGTAAATTTTCATTTACAGGTTTAAGCACTCAAAAACTCCAATACATTTTGTTCACACTGTTGTCTACTATTGTGTGTAAAATAATTAGTCTTTTCTTTACCACCTTGTTGAAAAAACTGTTTACGACTACTAATTATAAAGCCTCTGTTGTGTTTGTCAAGTTCTTTTACTTGACTACTAATATTATCAGCAAGTTGTTGTAATTGTATTAAGCCTTCGTTAATAATTTTTTGCTGTTCAGGTGTAATTACATCTTCGCCCATAAACAAAGTAGTTTGATTAAGTTTACCACTACTCATTATATAAGCTGCTCCTGGCTTAGGTGTGCTATCGTTCCACATAGGATGTGTACCTTTGCCGCTTTTACATTCTAATGCTACAAATCTTCCACAAAAATCACGTACAAGAATGTCTGGAAAACTTTGGGTACCACCTGGCTGTAGAACATAACTGCCTGCTGGTAGTTCTATTAGTGCTAACGCTAATCCTGTGTCATCAATAAAATCACTTTCCCACCATTGCTTCAAATGAGAACGTTGAAGGTTTGGAAAATCGTTTTGTGTATATCCTTTGAATCCATGTGTGTCTAACACACTAGCAACAGCATCCTCATGCCCAGGATTGTAGTCGCCACTGCGAGCATTTTCATTTTTATAATAGCCCATTGCTAATATTTCGATACCAGCATTATACAATTGAGTACTCATATCTGTGTCCATTTCTTATGTGCTAGTTTGTTTTGTTCTGCCCATGTTACAAACAATCCTGTTTCTCTGCCATGTGCTTCAATTTCACTAGGTTTATCCCAGTAATCAAATTCATTTTCGCTTTCTTGTTTTAGTTGCCCTAGCTCGTACTGTTTAACATGTACTAATTCGTGTGCTAGAGTTGTAAGCATATCACGCAAACGGAGACTGCGTTTAATATCAATTTCATATTCGCCATTGTCAACTTGAATACAACCACCAAGACTACGATCGTTTGTCAAACGTCTAAAACTTATTTCAATGTCAGGATTTATATTGAATTTGTTACAAACAAATTCAGCCATGCTGTAAGCATACATTTTTTGAGCTTTTGTGCCGCCTTGAACGTATATCATTGTTGCCTCTGTGCTGCCTATAACTATATAATAGCATAAACTAGCATATTGTCAACCTATAATCTGCGTGTGATACGTCCTTTTTCTAGATCATAAGGAGTCATTTCTATCCTTACTCTATCTCCAGCGACTAGTCTTATCTTAAACTGGCGCATCTTTCCGCCTGTATAACATACCACTAAATGTTCATTGTCTAATCGGACTTTAAATGTTTGGTTAGGCAACACATCTATTATGTCGCCTTCTACTTCTATAATATCTTTATTTTTCGTCATTCTCTTTTTTTTCTAAAACGATGATTCCTTTCTCTATTTTAACACTAAGCACATCGCCTTCTTTCCACCCCAACTGTTCTCTAATTTCAGGAGGGATGTTCATCAACACATTTTTATCATCACCTTCGATATCTTCAAATATGTCTTCTACTTTATATTCATAATTATTTACCAAATGTATTTCTCCATAGTCTACGTGTCTTTCCAATTATATTTTTTGGTTCAATTGTCACAGATTTAATTGTAGACTTATCTTTGTGTTTATCTACTACAATAGCAACAGCATCCTTACTACTATTGCTTTCTACAATATAATGATCGTTTTGTGTAACAACCTTCCACTTCATTAGTTTCTCCAAAAATACACACTAGAACCTTTGCTCATTGTATCGCCGCCATTGTTGTCAACTTCCTCACCTTTATAGGTAACACTAGTTAGAGTGTCATCACCGTTCCAATATTCCATAGTATAAATTTTTAATTGTTTTGGATCAAATTCTCCTGTAGTTTCAATTATACCATCAAAAAACGTGCCTTTCTCAGCATTAAAAATCTGTACAGTATATTCAGGTTCATCTGCTTCAGTAACTTCCATATCTACAGGAATACTATTATTTTCAGTCCACTCAGGTAAATCTTCGCTTACAACTTCTTTTATTACAGCATCACCCCAATCAGGACCAGCAACTTCGTCTATATCTATAATAGCACTGCTGAAATCAACACCATATTGATGTTCGACTAATTTGTCACAATCATACCACATTTGGTTGTATTCTCCTTCTTCGTCATACAAAAAAGCAGAACCATCGGGAATTACTACTTCATCAAAATCATCAGGATCTAAAAAATAACTAGCAACTAAGTTTGTATCATCTTCGTTTAGTTTATTCCAATAATCGTATTGATCTTTAGTTAATGAAAGATAACCACATTCGCAACCGTAACCTCTAATGCGTATTGTGTAATATCTAGGACCTTTAAGATCTTCAACTAGTTCTTGTTTTTCTTCTGTAGTAGCCATTTTTTCCTCCAATAATACTTATTATATAGCCATTTTATTTGTTTGTCAAGCTAAATATGTTTGTAGCAGAGCGTGAGGGCGCACATGGATTTTTTAACTTTAGTAGGGGATTTAGGCTTTCCGATAGCAGGAGCCTTAGCAGCAGGCGGTTTTGTTTTCCTTACATTGAAATTTATTCTAGCAGGTGTAACCGGAGGAGTTACAACTCTAAAAAATATCATAGGACAATTAGATAATAGAGTTCAAACTATGAACAACGATCTTATTAAGATTGATGCGTTGTTAAGTTATACTTTGAACGTTAGACCTAATGTAGATAGGTTAGCAGCAAACGAAGGAAAAGAAGATGCCAGACGCGACTGATGATAAAGGTAAACTAGAAGTAAGTGTGAGAATACTAGGAAATGAACTAGTAGCACTAAGAATGGATGTAGACGATTTCAAAATGAAATGGTTAGTAATGGGCGTGGTAGCAATAGTAGCTCTTGGATGGGCTGCTGGTAACTTTGGCCCTGAACTTATGGACATGTTTGGAGAATAAATGGATATTGCGGCTGCTGTAAGCGAATATGGATTTCCAATTATTGCCGCAATGGGCATGGGTTACTTTATCTATTTTATATGGAAATGGGTAACTGAAACTATTGATCCAGTAATTGGTGAGACAATGGGTACTCTAATAAAACTAGTCGATCGTGTTCGCATGTTAGATAATGACATGATTAGACTTAATCAAAAACTGTCAATGGTTTTGGAATACAGAGCAAAATTAAATCCACAGAGACAGGACGAATTACAACGCCTGGTGGATGAATACAAAACTGGTAATGTCCAGTCTAATAGCACAGGAGGGAATGATGATGTTCGAAAAGGGGATGACGATAGCTGACATACTACCAGCTGACACAGAAATGGTAGGCACAGCTATGCCGTTGGATACAAAAGAAAACAACGACCATATCAAAGAGTTTTTAAAAGGCAAAGAATATCTAAAACAAGAACTACTAGAGGCATTGACATAATGAAAGGAGCGCCTAGAACTTGTAAAAGTTGTGGGCATAAGTGTCATTGTTACGCTCCAGACTGTAAAGAATGTATAAATGATGTATGTGTCAAATGTGATTGCGAGAATTCAAAATCTAAATAAGTATCTTTATGGAACTATATTTAGGCAGTTGTGAATATAAATGGACGCACAAAGAAACACATATGGAACAGATGTGGATCCAACGTGAAGTTGGCACAGATGTTTACAAAACAATAGAAGAAAATAATTGGGAATGGAAGCTAACACGTAGCGGTAGTAGAACGTTGCCAGATGATATCTATTGTAAATGCGATATAAGTGTCATACTTCCTGAATCAAAAGAAGCCACACATTTTATTCTCAAACACTCGGAGAAAGCAATATGATTTGGATGGACTATGTGATAGAACAAGCAGGACCTCACTTCAGAGTCAAGGGCGACTGGCTTGGAGAAGTTATGGGCTGGACTAAAGATGGAAAGAAAACCGGCGGTAAAGAAACTGTTCTTTACAAACCAGGTGATGTTTTTATTGTAAACGAAAACGGCTGGCTTATGAAATCAGACGAAGTTAATGCTCTTTTGTTAAAACATGAGAGCAAGGTTAATGATTGAAATAGTATTTTTCTTTGCCCTTATAATTAAACATGCCTTTGCTGATTTGTTTCTACAAACATTTATCAAAAAACCTCACAGCAAAATACGTTACTTTGATAACGGACATAGACACTACGCACATCATGCTGGCGTAAACTTTGTAGTGTGTTTGTTTTTTGTATCACCTGCCTGGGCAGTGATCTATAGTATATTTGATTACATTATACATTGGCATGTTGATTGGGGCAAAACAGTGTTCTATACAAAGTTCAATTGGAAACGTGACGAAGCTAGGTTTTGGCGATTACAAGCATTAGACCAAGCACTACATTACACTACTGCTTTTGTAATTGTGTTACACGCTCATATGTTTGTTTTATAATATCACCAACTTGATCACTTACCATAGTTTCATAATGTGTGTGATTAACTTCTATGTGCTTCATGTCAGTTCTGTGACGCATTGATTCAATAGTACAAACACCATCATTAGGTCCGTTGTGATACGGAACTGACCCTGCTGTTGTTACTACTTGTGTCCAAGGTATATCCAGTTCAATTTCATTTGCTTCACGTATAGGATCACTTCTCCTGCCAATATCTTTAAACAATGGATAGCTTGGAACAATATACTTTGCCCAATCTGCTGTACTACTGCCACGGAACGGAGTGCTAATACTAACACCTCCTATGACACGCACATACTTGGTAAGATGAATAGCATACAATCCGCCCATGCTATGTCCTACAACAAAGTGCGGACCTTTACCTTTACAAGTATCACCAATCATTTCTAAGTTTTCGTAGAAGCGATTCATACTGTTGTAATTTACTAATATTTCATTTGTAAAATTAGTCTTACTTTGTAGATATTTAAAACTGAGACTTGTTTGGTTAGCACCATGACACCAGATAACATTTATGTCATTTGTTGTACGTTTTTCTTCCGCAGTAGGCTTACCAAAAAAATTCTTAAAAATACTATAACCGAGCATACTCTATTTACTTGTGGCTACAAATACACCATTCCAATCTGATGGTAAGTCTTGTGTTTTCATATATTCACAACGTTCCATCCACATTTTATAATAGCCTGTCATTTTGAAATCAAAACAATTTGTCAATGCAGCACTTATTCTATAAGCTTCATCAAAGTCTTGTGCTTTATATGCTTCCATCATTTTTTCGTGTCTATATTGATCTTTTTTCCAGGCATGTTGTGGATTATCTAATACAGTATAAATGCTTAATCCTACACTTTTGCCTTTTACTTGTAAATCGTCTACTTTGAGATAGAAGAAATCTTCCTTTGTTGCTTCATATGTATTTTCTCCAACAAGTAATAGACATCCGTATTCTTTACATTTGCTTTCAACACGAGCTGCTGTACTGACGGCGTCTCCGAGTACATCATAACTGTGTCGTTTGCTGCTGCCCATTTCGCCCAGATAACCAAGCCCAGTATTAATGCCGGCACCCATACCGACAGGTGGCCTACCTTCGGGTATAATAACTTCTTCATTAAACTTCTCCACTGCTTTCAACATTTTAAGTCCTGTTTCTACTGCGGTGTGTGCGTGTCTGTTGTCGTCAATTGGTGCGTTGTGTATGTGCATACTAGCGTCACCAATATACTTTATAATCATGCCATCTGCGTCAAGCACTGGCTCTGTAATGGCATCCATGTAGCCATTCATTATTCTTGTTAGCCCTTGTACATCGTCTCCAAATGATTCACCTAATGGTGTAAATCCACGCAAGTCACTGAACACGATACTCACATCTTTCTTTATACCACGTTTAACAAGCTCTGGAGATTCTTGTAATAGTTTAACCACTGCTGGGCTGGCGTATCCTTCGAATTGTTTTTTAATGGCTTGCTTTTGCAGGAACTCGTCGAGGAACTTGAGCACATATCGTTTGAGACCCACGAGCAAGAGGAAAGCACTGATAGTAGCACCATCAATAAGAATATTTTGTGTATTGAATACATATATACTAACTCCAATAAAACCGCCTACTGACAATACAAAGAAGGCTATACCAACATATGTCCATCGGGCGAGTGCAATTAAAAATACGCCTGCCGTTATTAACGCTGCTAGTTCAGCCCATGCTTCTGCGTCAGGATGTCTGCTTATGTTTGATTCATTAAAAACTGTTCCTAGCATTGCTGCTTGGACTTCGTGTGGGAACACTGAACCTGCTGCTGTTGCTAATGGCTGTGTAAGCCCTGCTGCTGTTGGTCCTACAAATACTATGCCGCCAGCAAAGTCATCTGGTAAGTCTACTGCGCTATATGACTTTGATTGTTGACTCCAGTCAATCCATACTTCACCTGTTGGGCTAGTCTGTATAACACCAAATTGTGGTATGCGTAGTTTGTCTACACCCATCGGTGATAGTTTGATTTGGAAACTTGGATCACCTGCTAGTACACGCAATACCTCCATTGTAACATTTGGATACAATGTACCGCCAGATTCTACTACTAATGGTATGCGTCTTGTTACACCATCTATTTCAGGCCAAGAGTTTGTAATGCCTGACCCAATGGCGTTATTTTCGATATCAGGAACATTTGCTATGATTCCTGGAACGCTTGGGATAGTATAAATGTAATCACTGTTTACTATAGTAGCACCAGGATTGATTGGTTCATTTTTATTTTCTTCGGAGCCCAGCATTGTGACAATAACTGGATAATTGCTCATAGTCAGGGCAAGCATAACGTCCTCGCCCTGACGATCTGTTTCAGACATCAATACATTGAACACTACTAGTCCAGCGCCTCTGGCATATATCTCCTCTATAAGGCTACCATAATCACCTCTCGGCCACGGCCATTGTCCGTATGCCTCTAAACTTGGCTCATCAATATTCACTGTATAGATGTTGTTTTCAACTGGCTGTTGATTCACAATCAGCGAGTCAAAGTACCGTAATTTAACACTTTCTAAAAACGGCGGGTTTAAATAGAATAGATAACTTAGTACTGCTAATACTAATAGGCTCCATAATGGTGAAAATATAATTTTTCTCATCTTGTTTTCCCTGTGAGTTTGGCTTTTAGTTTATCCATTTCTTCACGTTTTGCTCTTGCTTTTTCTACTTCTTTCATAGTATCTTCAAACCAGTCTCTGTTGTCTACCTTCTTATTATTCTTCTTCCGTACTCTGGGTTCTTCAGATCTGGGTACCTCCAATACACTACTGGGCTTTTCCTCTCTTTTTGTCTCAGTTTGAACCCTTTGTGTTGGTGATGAAATACTTCGACGTAGTCGTTGGATTCTTTCTCTGAGTTCTTGTTGTTTGGTTTCATAATACCTTTCATACATTTTCTCTTTGAAACGTTTATCTACTAACTCATCTACATAATCTTTAAGCAGTCTTTCAAGTATCCACTTCAACATCTAGTATTTATTATGCTTGAAGAAGTACCCAAATAAAGCCATACAGACCTGCTGCGCCTACAGCAAAAACAAGTAATCCTATTACCCATGCTATAATAAATTCTTTTCGTTCTTGTGCTGCGTATGCTTGCTCTCTACGTTCTTTACGCATTTGTGCTTCTATGTTTACAATTTCTTTCCAAGCACTAGGTCCATAATACAAGCTGATATATGAACGCAATTCCTCACGCATTTCGTCAGCTTTTTTCTTATGCATCCATACTTCCATAGCATTGGATTCTACGCCACCGCCTAATGCTTTGTACCACGGTGGCTTTTCTGCTTTAGCATGAGCATAATCAACATCTGATATTGCTCTTGCCCATTGTCCAAGTTGTGAACCCATGTCTTGGATTTCTTTACCTGTATTAATTGCTGATTTGATACCATTGTAGGCTGCTGTGGCCATACTTATGGCTGATACTGGATCTATCATTCGCCCTCATTTCTAGTAGATGCCCTCTACTAGCGATATTTATCAAAACAGAATTTTAAGTCCTATACTTAGCATGTTAGTACTTGCATTATCATTGATACTTCTTTGTAAGTCACCTACAAACTTTACATTTTCTGTAACGTGCTTGTCAACACCAATGCCGATACGTGTTGTACCTTCTGTGCTTCTGCTGATGTGAGCTGTTCCAAGATCAAAATCAAAGTTAGCACCTAATGTAGCATAACGATATGTTTCATCAATTGCTGCGTGAGATAAAGCACTTTGTATGCTTCCTGTTTCAGTATAAGCATCAGTTGAACGCTTGCCTGCTACAATACCTAAAACTGGACGAATTTGACCTGTGTTTGGTTCTACTTCAACATTTACCCAAGTATCAGTTGTTGAATATTCACCTTGGTTAGTAAAGTCACCAATGTGTCTCTCATAGGTTGTATCTTGACTAGCACGATTAACTGTGCCACGCACTGTGTATTCATCTAGTGATTTGCTTGCGCCTACGCCCATATGTAGTGTGGTCATATCTCCTGTACTACATGCGTCAGCACTGGTAGTGATTCTGTTGATCCCACCTTCGATTGTAAGTAGATCATCTGTAGTAGTTGATCCACCCACGCCTAACACACGACTTTCAGCACTACATCCATCTCCTAGATCTGATGTAATACGACTACCTGCTACATAGTCAGCAAAACCTAAACTGTGTAAGTCTACAGCACGACCAATTTTTTTGCCTGTATCCATACGTCCAACAAAACTCGACAGTGTTTCTGTGCTTGTGCTTGCTGTTCCTAAAGTACCGTCACTGTAAATGTCCCAAGTTGCTGTTGCTTTTTCTCTAGCAATAGTTTGTACGCCATCTGCTGTTGTACTTGTGTGACTTGTAACACTACTTGTGCCTGTTCCTACCACAGTTGGACCGCTTGCTGCGTCTGTAGCACTACCAACATCTTCTAGTGTTCCCCACGAACTAACATCAGCGCCGCCACCTGCACCTGCTGTAATAGCAGAATCCGCAGCATCAAAAGCACTTGGTCCAAAGATGTAAGCATAGTTTGCTTCTAATATGTCACCTGTACTAACACCTGTCCAATGCCAAGTAAGACCAATAGTATTGTCTCCTGTGTTTGTGTTTGATCCATCACCATCTACAGTATTTTCTGTATACGCATCTGCTTCTGTACTCCACCCACTAATACCAGCATCTACATTACTATCTGTTGAATACAATCCTAACGCATAGCGTGAAACTGTTGCTTCAGCAAATGCTACATTACTATCTGGAATGACGCCATAACCTAGCACGTTGTCTGTAGCACTGGTGTCGCCTGTTTCTGGCATAGCATCTGGATCAATAAAACGTCCAAAGTATACATCAGCAGCATCGCTTCCAGCAGTAATATCTGTACCAATCTCGATATGTTCTGCTGTAGCACCTAAACTATAAGTGTTTTCTATTTCCCAACCACTGTGTGCTGAATTTGTGCCTGTCCATACAAACCCATCTGTGGTATCTGTTAAACCATCAGCATCTGTCCATGCGTTTGAACCAGTGTTGTTGTTTGATGAATTTGTGCCGTCAATTTTTAAAGCAAATCCATCAAATGGTGAACCTGGTGTTAGATAGTCACCTTGCTCTGAATCTGCTGGAAATGTTCCTGACCCTGTGCTATCAAACTGTAGTCCTGGACGAGTGCCTCCGCCTGAGCCGAATGTACCTGTTGTACCATTGACGCCTGCTTTTACATAATCGTTTTCAAGTATACCCATTCCTGTTACACTTGAGTTCATACTTGATGTATCGGCTAGAGCCGTCGTTCCTAAAAGTGCTGCCATTACGCTGACAATCGTTATATTTTTCATTTTTTACCCTCGTTGTTTAGATGCCGGTTGCGCCCTCACGCCGCGGACCATGTTATTTAATCATAAACTCTAATCCAATAACTACGCCTACATTATCTTTTTCAAAACCAGGATGAGCAAACATCCTAAAGTTTTCATGATCATAAGTAATACGAGCCATTGGTGAGTATTTGTTGTTATAGCCTGTAACTACTGCTCCTTCAAATCCAAAATTATTAAATTCATGTCTATATCCAACATATGTTGAATTATTCCTTACACTGTTATAATAAGTTCCTACTATATAATTTTCGTGTTCAAACCTCATGTGAGGATGTACACTGTTATAGTTATTGTCAAAGCCAAGATGTAAACTTAACCCAATACTTAATGTAAGTGCTTCAATTCCCATTATCTTGCCTTTGTTCATAATGAGAGTCGATATTGTTTGTTACCTTGCCAGCTGCCCACCAGCCAAAAGCTGTTAGGAAACCTACAAGAAAGTAAACCAGAACATTTTCCAAAAATCAGTGCCCTCTGTAAATATTTTTACAGTAATATTTAGTGACTAATTTGCTCAAGTTATATTACAATTTAATTTTGTGAAACTGTTATAGCACAACCTGCTGTGTTTGTACAAATACCAGTAAGGCTGTAGGTCTTGCTTGTGGCTGTGTTGTTGGTTGTTTGATTGCTGGTCACTGAATAAGCACCGCCGCTGTTTGTAAGATCAATTTCAAATGAATGTGCCATAGTTCCACGTTGACTAGCATCAACACTATGATCATCACCTGTAAGCACTATGTCTGCCCATTGTTGACCACCATTGCCTCTTTGCTCTAGTGTAACATCATTGTTGTCACCTTGTATTTCAATAAAGCCATCGTGTCCTGCTTTGCCCATTTGTGTATGCGTTACACCATTATTGTCACCATTTACAACATTTGCTATGTGATGTCCAGCGCCACCTCCACCACCTCTGTTGGTGTCTGTTTGATAACTGTCTAGCATATTATTATCGCCTGTGACAGTCCAGTATACTTCGTGATCACCAATTTCGTCTGTATCAACAGTTCCATCATCGTGCTTGCCTTGCCAAGCATTGACAGCATTGTAATCGCCTGTTACTACAACACGGCTAAAGTTATTGTCTGATTCTTGATAACTGTCTACGTCATTACTGATTCCGTCAGCTTCTGCATAAGATTCGTTGTAATCACCTTTTTGATATACAGTAATTGTATTGCCAACATCATTGTAACTACTGCCAGTTTCAGCGTGAGCATCATTGCCATCACCTAGTTGTGTAACGGTCATTGTGCAGTCTTCGCCTTGACAATCTATTACAGCATCATTATTATCGCCAGTCTGTGTTAGAGTGCTACTACTATCTCCTATATCAGCATTGTAAAATCCAAGCGTATTGTTGTTACCTGTTTGTGTATAAGAAAATGTAGAAGGACCAAGACTTCCTAGCAAACCTTTGTTTGATAGATTATTCAAATCACCAATCTTGTTATTTTCTCCATCCTGTGTAATGGTGAGATCAATATCGTCACCTACTTGATTAACATAAATTTCATTACTAAAAGTTACGTTGGGTGATAGTAATACGATTAGCGCCGCCGACGCCAACACGGTAACCAAATTCATAAAATGCTCCTTGTTCCATATCTATGCTATAACTATTATTTTGACTTAAAGTTAACTGGAAATAATGCTGATCGCCTTCTCGTCTACTTAATAAGAAGTTAGGAAAAGGTTCGTCATAAAAAATATTTGTTTCAGGATCTAAACCTAAAAACTTTTCTTCAAAAAACTCTATGTTTTGTGCTGAGAGTTCATCAAACCATTGTGCTAAAATAGCAGCCAATTGCCTTTCCATTTCGTCAACCCATACAGGGTCTAAATATGTCATATTATCTAATTCTGTGACCCAAATGTTTTTGATACCTTCTACAAGTGGATCTTTATCCAGTTCGTCAAATTTTAAAAAATCAATATCTAATAAATCAGTGTTTGGATATTGTCTTAATATTTCTTCTGTGTAAGGGGATACTTTGCGTACAATTAACATTGCTGTAAGCATGTTTTCTGGCAAGTCTAATACTATACTTGGTCCTGGATGAGCACCTCTATGCTTGACAATAGTGGTTTGGAATGCTTGATTCATTATAACTTGTCCAACGTCAGACTCAACTGATATTTCTCCTACAACACATAGTCCTGCCGCATCACAACTTGGCAGTAGTGTAATCATTGATCCACCTATTTCATCTACGATCATCATAAAGTCTGTACCACGCACATTGATTGTAGCACTTGGTGTTCTGATGTTTACTCTTTGTCTGCTGTTCTTTGCTATTTGTCCACTAGCATAACGCACTGCGCCTAGAGTTGCTTTCATTGATAGCGAACCAGTTCCTGAATTTGGATCGTAAATAAATTCATCTATTGTCATACGTGAATGTTCTGTAACATCAACACGGGTATCGTCTAAAAAGTCCATACGGAGAGAGCCTTTTCCTGTAACGACTTTGTCATTCATTTCAAGACCAAGGCCTACTTCGCCATTGTATTTTTCTGCTTCACGTTGAATTGTGCTAGAACCTTTATGTTCTGCTATTGTGCCAATACTACTATATACTGGGGTTGCTAATAGGCAACTAATCAGACTGAGTAATCTTAACATCTTGTCCATCACCTGAGAATGTGCCGTCTACAGTGTTATCTTTTATGCCACTTTGATCTATTTCATAAACACTGCCGCCACCTGTGATGTCTAATGTTATACTATGTCCACTTGTGTCGCCGTCTCCGCTTTGAGTTGTAAGAATGACATTACCACCTGATCCTGCTGTATAGCTACCACCAGAATCTGATACTGTAGCTGTACTTGCTGTAGCACTATTATCAACTGTAATATTCAAAACTGCGCTTGCTCCGTTAATAGTGCTGGCCAGGACATTACCATCACCGTCTATTGAAAAGTCAACTTGTGCTCCGTCAGCGTCTGCTGTTTCACCAATTGCTAATTGAAAGTCATTACTACTACCTGTAGTTGTAATGTTTAGTGTTACATTTTCACAATTTACACCCGCAGTTTGATCACATGTTAAATCTACGTTATTACTATTTCCTGTGAATACCCACGTACCAGTGTATGTGTTACCTTGAATGTCTGCTTCAATGACGTTAGTATTTCCTGTTTGAGTAATACTAAAGGTCATATCATCACCATCTAGGTTTACATCGGTGGTAGAATTACCAAATTGGTTATCTGTTCCATCTTGCGTTATATCCAAATCAAGTGTATCACCTATCTGAGTGATATAAATCTCATTTGCTAATGTAGCTGTAGTGAGAAGTATTGATATGAAAAAACTATATAAAATTGCCCTCATTTTTTCACCTCCGGCTTCCGCCAAACGTATTTATACATAGCCTATTGTTTTATAAATACAAAGGTATTTAGTGTAAATATTTTTACAGTAAAGTGAGTATATTATGAAAAAATCAACAGTAATGAACGCATTAGCATTAGCAAAACAAAAACACACCGAACAACAAGTATTTTGGGAAACATTTGATAACTTATGGCCTGTAGCAGATAATACAGAACCAGAAAAACAAGAAGGCTATTGCTTACACGACGATATAGATGAAATTATTTTTCAAAAAGTTGTAGATGCTTTAAAGGAAAACGCTGGCAACAGAACACATGCTGCTAAAGATTTAGGAATAAAAAGAGAAACATTATTAGCTAAGATGAAGAAATATTGTATTATTTAAATTTCCACAGCTCTAGTTCAGCACCTTGATATATTAATTCTATAACACCTTGTTCGATAGCAGCTCTAACAGCATAATTTGTTGCTTCGTTCACAGTGTATCCTGTTTCTACTTCTAATGCTTCTGTACCAAGATCTAAAAACTTGAAAGCACTAGCACCTTGTCTATAACTTGCTATTGACTTTTGAGCTGCTACACTTACTAAAACTCTTCCTGTACTAACACTTACAAGACGCATAGCTACTGTGACGGTATCAACTCTATATTCAACTGCTGAACCAACACCAAGATACATTGCTCCGCTGCCACCCGTTTCTATATTACTATCATAGCCAATTATGCCACCTTCAAGTAACAAGCCAGCAAACTTCATTGGTGCCAAAGATGTAGGATTGTTTTTTTCGTAATTTTCTCTTGTGTTGCGTATTAGTTGACGTTCTTTGATCACGTGATCCATTCCGCCACGTTCTACAACTTCAAACCAAGTGCCATTTCCTGCCTGTAATAAGGCATCAATTACCCATGCTTCGGCACCTTGTGTAACAGCACTTGAAAGATTAGCAACATTTTCTGCTGGCTTACGCTGTCCAGTCTTGTCACTAAATTCATAAACTCCTACAGTCATTACCGGACCGTTAAGAGGTTTCAAGTCATTAAGTTGTTCGACCATAGGATTTTCTTGTATAGTTGGTCCTTTGTCCAACACACTAGGTAAATTGCCTTTGTAGGCACAAGCTGTCAGTAACAAAAAAGATAAAAAAGCTAGATACTTCAAAAATTAAACTCCCCTGAACCTGGTATAGTAATTTCTGTATATCCATCTTCGCCATCTATAACAAGAGTAATGCTACCGTCAGTTTCATCTTTGGTCCATGTAATAGTAGCACCTTCTACTTCTGTAGTTCCTGTATTACTACATTCTGGTTGATCTTCGTCTCCGCAGGCAGCAAACATATTATCAACCATTTGTTTAGATAGTGTCGCATAGATACGTGATTCTAAGTTGCGGATAAATTTGTTAAGAGTAGTATTTTCTAATTCACGTTCTATACGTTCTTCTTCACGCTTTGCTTCATCTTCTAAATCTGCTTTACGATTAAACGTTAATTGCTCTAAACTAAGCATATGACCACTATATCCCTGTCCATTAAAAGCAGGTGATTTAAAATTGTGTACTAAGTCTGCGCCAGCAATACTTGCCCTTACCATGAAAGTAAATGCTATCAGCGTAAAAATAAAATATCTCATAAAACTATTTAGTTAGTTTTTTCTTCGCTTTCTATATCTTTGCTTGAAATAGTGCCCAAAGTCTTAAACAAAGGACCTGTTTCAACAACCAGTTTGTGTCTGCCTGCTCTTTTTGATCCATCGGGTCTAACTTTTGGGCTAGTATAACTATATCTTATCATAAACAAAAAGTTTCTTACATTTCCAATTGTATGAACATATAACGAAGGTCTACCAGTAGTTACTAAAGAAGTTTCTAAGTTAACAGTAGCAAGATTATTACGCATCGTACGCATTGTTTGTGCAGTATAATCGCCCTTGCCTAAATTAACAATATAAACCCTTGGATCTTTTTTTGTTAAATGTTCATCCATAAAACCAGCGACATTTTTTATAAGCTGCGCTTCTTTTTGTGGATCATCACCGGCTGTTAGTTGGTTTAAACTATTGCTTACTTGTTGCATCACACTAACGACATGTCTTTCAGGTTGTGACTCATAGTCATCAATTGGTGTTAGTGTTACCCCAAGTTCTTTAAAAAACACTTCCATATTAGCAAATGTTCTTGGAGAGGCTTGCCCAATAAGATTGCTACCAGTTTTTAAACTCCAGCCTTTGATTACACGTTCAGTGCCATCTTCTTTTGTATAGATTAAAAAGATATCTGCTTTAGTTCCACTTTGGTCTTCTTCGCCAGCTGCCTTTACAACAATTTTATCTGGCTTGCCATTTTCAGCAAATATTCTAGCCCATTTTTTAGCATAGATATCACTATTGGCAAATTTTACAGCACCTTGTAGTTCACTGGTCATTACACTGGCTAATGCTTGTACGTCTTTAGCATCTGCTATGTTGGCTTTGTTTTTGATGATATTAATAAACTCAATTTCATCGCCTTCGTTACCTGTAAAAGTTTGACTTAAATTTTCAGTAGCACTAGTTTGATTCATTACAGACATTACATCATCTGTTGTAATATTATTAGCACCAGCAATTAATTTAGCAACAACGGCACTGCCTATTAGATACTCGCCCATATGTCCGCGAGTTGATCCATGTTTTAGTTTATTGCCAGCAGCTTCTTTGATTTCTGAGTAACGCATAAAGTTATTTATGCCAATTTTGGAAACAACATATCTCTACAGAAAATTTCTACATCTTCTTCTGGTAGTCCCAGTGATTTCATAACCGCAGGTGTATGAGGATTTTGTTGCTGATTATGACAATAATAATCTTGTGCCTTTGCCACAGCAGCTTCGTCTGCCGTATGGTTAAAGTCCTTGACTTCCCACATATATGTTTTTAGATTTTCTAAAGCAATACGGATAATTTCTGTACATTCTGCTTCGTCATTTACATTACCAGCAGCCAACATCTTTCCTGTGAAAATGTTAGTTGCCCATTCTGGTAATTCACGTTGTTTCTTTGGCACAAAATGATCTACACTGTCATAGTATCCTTGTATCATTGGATGTTCAGGATCAGCACTGCGACTAAAGTCGTGAAAGGCACCTGTCATTTTATTCTTGCCAGCAATAACATCAAAACCGTAAATTGGAGCATCGTTATGTAATTGTGGAAAGATACACACGTGCATCATCCATAAGCCTTTTGACTCACGGGCATCTACAACATCAATGTGTGCTCTACGAATATACTCGTTGCTCCACACTCTGTTGATCCAACCATTGTCTGGCTGATTAAAGTCAGCTAAACCTGGTTCTTCAATTTCATCCGCATGATAATCAAATGTTTCAATAATTTTATCTTGGCATTCAATTAGTTTTTCCCAAATCATACTCACTGTTCTAACTCCTCAAATAGTTTCATAGCATATTCAAAACACAAATTTGCTTCGTCTGCCATACCATCATGAAGTCTTGCTCTAACTTTTGTTTTGAGTTCATCAACATCGTGAAACTCATACATCTTGCCAGAGCCAGGATTACGTTTAGCAATCATTTGTCCGCCATACATATCACCAAAGTGTCGTACGTAGATATGTGCCATAAAATCATCGTATTCAGTTAAACTTAAAATATAATTTACATAGTCTGAAACAACAGGACATAGCAATTCACCTTTGCGTTCGATGTTGTATTCTTGTTCAAGTTCTTCTAAGTCTTTCTTAATAGCATCTGCTCTAGCAATGTATTCAATTTCGTCCATTGCTCCGTATACAACTGCTTGATTTTCTAGCACGGCATACATAACATATTGGTTGTAAATATAACGGTGGTACTCTTCAGGAGTCATACCTTTTAATAATTTACGAGCGTGTTCTGTTCGTTCAGCTTTGCTATGGTTTTCCCATGTAAGTTCTTTAAGTTTACTACTCATGTACTTTCTTCTAATCTGATGCGTAATGGAAAATTGTTTTCTTTACATACGCTGGTTGCTTCCAAAGCCTTTTGTTCGGCTACTTCGTATGTATACTCTCCAACAACACCAGATCCTTCTTCGTGAATTTTGTTCGTAATTTCTACTGCTGTTTGTTCACTATGTCTAAAAACTTCAACAAGCAAGGCAATAACAAAATCCATTGGAGTAGCATCATCATTCAAAAAAATGACTTTATACATACTCGGTTCTTTGATTTCTACTTTTATTTTTTCGTCAATTACTACTTCAGTTGTCATATTATATCCTTAAATGGGGGGATGTGACTCCCCCCACACTTGTTAACCTTCAATCGTTCCTACTTCACGGATACTAATTTTCTTTGGTTTTTGCGCTTCAGGAACATTGCGAACCAAATTGATATGAAGCATACCGTTTTCTAGTTCAGCATCTTCAACTTCAATGTGTTCAGCTAGTGTAAACTGTCTACGGAAGTTTCTGTTGCCAATACCTTTGTGAAGATAATTTTTACCTTCTGGAACTTCAGGTGATGTACCTTCGATTGTTAAGACATTTTTTTCTAGTGTAATGTCTAAATCATCCATTGAGAATCCAGCAATGGCCAATGAGATTGTATACTCATCATCATTTTCTTGGATTACATTGTATGGTGGATAACCTTGTGACTTTGTGTTTGTAAACTCTCTATTGAGGTCTTCAAACATTCTATCAAATCCAATAGTAGCTCTGTGAAAGTCAGGTAGGTTTAGGGTGGTAAATCTTGTCATGTCATTTCTCCTTTATAAGCAAGATATGTTAATGAGCCCTTTCGGCGCTCATTATTATTTATACAATATTTTTCAACTTTTGTCAAGTTAGAATCTAACTATTTCTTTTGGACCAGTGAATAAAATAGTCTCAATGCCAGGTGTAGCATATTTTTGAAATAGTTCAGCATACTCAGCAACAGTCATCACTGTACAATGAGTATTTTCTCCATTTGGTAAGTTTTTAGTTGCCAAAGTTTCACATATATAGTGCACAGTAACTTTGTTAGTGTGTTTATAAAACCATTGTACACATTCTTCAAGTTGTTCCATTGGAATATGTTCTAGGCAATCTTTTGACATAATCATATCAAATCTGCCTTCGGGTAGTTTACTAAATGGTTCGTATGCTGGATCATAACAAGTAAGCTCAGGATTACTGTGCCACATATAGTTTTTCCAATACAATCCTTTGCCGCATCCAAAGTCTAGTAAAGTTTTGCTTTCACTTTCAATAAAAAAGTTTTCAAATGTACCCCATAGTCTTTCGTTTACATAATCGCCAGCAAAATATCCATCATTATGCATTTGCTGATATAACTTTAGATACTTTTCTGTTATCATGCGTACACACTATTAAATTGTTGTGTACATCTCACAAACGTAGCGCACTTACTTAATTGTTTAAGTTTCATTGCTCCTGTGTATGTACAAGCAGACCGAATGCCGCCTAATAAATCTTGTATTGTATGAGCAACACTTCCTCTATATGGCACTAAGACTTCGCGTCCTTCGCTACTACGATAATCTTTTAATCCGCCAAAGTGTTTGGTGTTTGCTGCGTCACTACTCATACCGTAGAACTGTACAAAATGTTTTTCTTTAAACTGTCGAGTCCTTCCGTCATCTTGAAATTCATCTGTGATATATTTTTTTGTGATTACTTCGCCACCGCCTTCATCATGCCCAGCAAGCATGCCGCCAAGCATAACAAAATCTGCGCCGGCAGCAAAGGCTTTAGCGACATCTCCAGGGCAAGTACACCCACCGTCAGCAATAATGTGACCCCCAAGTCCATGGGCGGCATCTGCACATTCGATAACTGCCGATAACTGCGGATATCCAACACCAGTTTGTATGCGAGTAGTGCACACAGACCCGGGACCAATGCCCACTTTAACAATATCTGCTCCACTTAGAATCAACTCCTCTGTCATTTCTCTTGTCACAACATTGCCAGCAATAATAGTTAAACCTGGAAATTGATCACGTACCTTACGGACTCTTGCCGCAAAATGATCACTGTAACCATTCGCAATATCCATACAAACATATTTAAGTTTATGCTCTATTTTTGCTTGTACATCTACTAGCTTGTGAAAGTCAGTATCACTTGAACCAATACTCATAGCAACATTGTCTAATCTCTCTGGAATGTCAGCATTAAAATAACTAGCAATATCTTCTACACTATATGTTTTAACTAGACAGGTAAACAATCCGCCTTCGGCAAGTTTGTCTGCCATTTCAAATGTACCTACGCCATCCATATTAGCAGCCATAATAGGCACACCTTCGTAATACGCTTTGCTGTTACGGAAATTAAACTTTCGTTCAAGTCTAACTTGACTACGGCTTTTCAATGTACTACGCTTTGGACGTATTAGTACATCCTTGTAGTCTAATTTTATGTCTTCTTCTAACCGCATGTTATTCTCCTAAATAGATAGTCAGCCCATTTTGTGTAACCTTTAGCATTTGGATGACCATCTTTACTAAAGTATTCTACATTTACTCTATGCTTTGTACTTGGTTTGCCTATGTGCTTACTAGTATCGTTTACATCACCGCCTATATTTTTGCTGCCGTTAATATAATCTCGCATAGTTGTATCGGTAATTATTTTTCTATAGTCCAAGTAGTTATAATCTTTATCTAACAAATCTAAATCATCAAAACTAATAAAAGTCAAGTTATCTATATTATTCATTTGGCAAAGCTGTTGAAAGCTGTGTATTAATGTGTGAGTTTGGAATTTGATTAAGTCACTGTTATAATACTTTAATAGATATTGTTTATCAAAGTCTCCACCATAGATAGTATTACCATTAGATCCAACTGTTCTACTGAAGGCAGTCAAACCAAAAATAGCTATAGCATCATTTGCTTCGATGTGTTTTATAAAGTTTTGATACTGTTGCCAGTTACTGTCGCCACTGCCACCAAAGTTAGTGAATCCTACACAACCAAGTTGTTCAGCAAGCCTTCCTACCCAACCTGCCTTGTTATCATTATCATCTGTGCCTTCAGTCCAACTACACCCAAGAGCATAAAGATGTTTATACATCAGCTTGTTTGGCTCTTAATCTTTTATATCTGCGGATTGCTGCTTCTTTTGCTTTGCGCCTTTTGGTGCCTTTTGATTCGTAAAATTCTCTTTTACGTAAATCTTGTAATAAGCCATCATCTGCTAGTTTCTTTTTAAACTTGCGTAATGCTTTTGTAATATCGTTATCTCTAACTTCCACACGCAACCCTTGCGGTCCGTCGTCACGTTTTTTAAATTTCATTTAATCCTCTTTTGATAGTGGCTTCAAGCCAATTAAAATCATATACACGGTTATGATTAATTATATTATAAGGGGTCTTTGTGTCGTTTGTCAAGTAAAAAGTTTTAGTTTTGCCAATTATATAACTAGCAAGATTTCTTACGATAGGATCACAATTATCTACATCAATAAACACCATGTCAGTTTTTTGTACAGAATCTAAAAGCCACGGTATTTCTAGCGTGTCATTTTCTTCATACATATATATTACAATTGGTGTGCTTACTGTTTCAAGAATAGCACTTAGCTCTTGCTTTATTTCAGGTTTAGGATGTATTAATAAAATACTGTATAAATCTGTAACAAAAACATCAGGTGGTGTTACTACTGTAATATCACTCATTTTTACCTATTTTATTCCAAAGACTGTTTTCATCTTGTTCATCGTTTTGAACATACTCTGACCATGGCAAGGTAGTAACCTTACCTTTTATATATTGATCTTTCCAGTACTTAATTCTCTGTTCTGGATGATCAACTTTCCATGCTTTCTTAGCTTCTTTAAACGCTTCAGTTTCTTCTAATTCAGCAATTTCTTCAGCTCTTTTTTTTTCTTCTTTGGTTAGTTCTCGTTCAGCCAATCCTTCGGAAGAGTCTCCTCCATTATCTGAGGTTCTATCGACGGTAATATCTGCCTCATCCTCTCCACTGTGAAGGTTGGTTTCGCTGGCTCCGCTGGTTTCGGTATCGTCGGTGGATTGGTTTTCATTAGGTCTACTTTCGCTTCCGGATTGTGTATGTTCATCATTGATATTATCATTGCTTTTATCATTGTTGTTGTCCTCTGGTGGCCAACCTGGGTTCTCGAGAATACGCTGTGCCCTCGCACGTTCGTAGTCAGCAAAATCATCCTTCTTAGGGCTGCGACTACGCATCTCAAAAGTTGCCTGGCTGGCTATTAGCAGTAGCACGGCGAGTGGGTCAAACACAAAAATTATCACTATGATAACCCAACGCACTGCCTCTTCTAGTATATCTTGGTTTGTTTCTCCATATACA